ATGACCGAGAGACAGGCTACCGTGGTCGACTTCAGCAAGGTCGTGAAGGAGGCGGAGAAGGCCAAGGCGATCCTTGGCGGCCTTAAGGCAATGGTAGATGAGGATGACGATGGGGGCGCGAGCCTCAGCCTGAATGGGGGGCACGTCTGGGCTTTCGATGATCTTGAGGAGGCTCTACGTCTGAGAGATCAGATTAACGACGCTCTTAAGCCTATTTGCACCATTGTCCGTCAAAGATCCGAAGAAGCTCTTTGGCGTTTAGCTACGGGCCCAAGTGGCCGTCCCAAAGAGGAACCTGACGTAATCTAGTCCCTGGTCCCGCTTCTCTTCTATAGGATGATGATGCATAGAAGGCGCAAAAGGGATTGTTCAGCGATGTCCAAGCTCCAGATGCACCACCCCTTCCATGAAGGAAGCCTTGCCAGAGAGTTTGGGGCCAAGCGCACCGACAATCCCTACAACCCGGGAACAGACGAACATTATTTCTGGGATCAAGGATGGAGCGCGGTAGATGATCTCGAAGGCGAGGATAAAGCCTCTCGCAGTCCGGATACGAGGCACTAGAGGAAGTGGGGCCTCAAACCTCTCTTCACCCCTTCATGCCATGCTTCGGCACGACCTACACCCGCGACACTTCGGCAGCGGGTCTGGTTCTGAGCCGTAGAACTGCGCTATAGGACGGCGGGGTTAATCCCTAGGAAGGTGCGTAGCATGGTGCTCGTTTACCCATTGGTCGCTTTGGTCGGCGGCCTCATTAGTTGCGTTCTGCTCTGGCCCTATGGAGCAGCCATAGCCCTTCTCAGCATCCCGTTCGGAGGCAGCCTGCTTGCGCTCCTAGCTGCGATCTTGGTTTACATGCGTGTCTCATCTGAGGCTGAGTCGAATGACAATCATGCAGTCACTACGGATGAGCTCCAGAAGCTGCAGACCATCGAGGGCCGTCAGTAGGTTCCAAACACGGGCAACTCATGCCTTCTGGGCCACTCACCAGTATTGACCTACTCCCGCGATACCGCCGCCATATCCGAGTTCACCGGCTATCCGATGAACGCTTACGTCGGAGGCGCTCCGGGACAATCAGCCTGACCCGAACGGTCCTCCTGGACGCCATGCGATCAAGGCGGTCCTTGATGATATCGGCGCTTTCCGGGTCGATACCCGGGACACTTTCGATCCGGGCGGCGACGGCCGTGAGTTGGTCCAGGGTAGTGATCTGCGCTTTCTCCAAGGCCCGCCACGCGCTCATGGGCAGGCGAAGACCGTCAAAAGGATCATCGGACGGCTTGTTGCGACGAGGGCTCACAGCGCCACCAAATCATTCGGGGGCGCGGCCAATCTTCCGACCGTGTTCGCGGCCCCTGCCGACAATGCCCCTATCGATAGGCTAGTGATAATCGATTTTGCCGAAAGGTATCAATACCTAGGACGCTACTCTTAGGAGAACAGCTCTACCCTTAGGAGACTAGCTCTAAAGACGCCCAGAGGGAGTCTTGTGGGTGTGAGAACAAGATGCTCACTGATTCCCAAAATCCTGAAGATGCCCCTGCAGACTTGTTCATAGAGTGCCCTCGTGAGGCGCTCTCTTCTTGCACGTTTCGCCTCTAAGATTTGCATGCGCGATCCGTTCACTGGATCAGACATATCGAAACCGCCCCTGTGCTCACCGGCCAACTCGTCAGCACCCCACGTGTGCATCATCGAAGGCCGCAGCCTGCCCCACAGTCTCCAAAGCTTGGCCCCATTGCAGCCAAGGTTAACTTTAGGTTAACAGGCTCCCGTGGGGGCAACTACGGGTCGGGGGCCACGCCTAGGTTCATTAATAGGATCAGGCGTGGCCTAGTTCGAATAATGCGGAGGGGAGCTCATGATGCAGGCCGCCAAGAAAGCCACACAGGACGGAACGTATACGGTCTATGTTCAGGGGAAACCAATTGCGTGGGGCCTCAGCAGCACAGCCGCTGACAGACTTATCGAGCGGCTGCGCGCACCAGCCAATCGGTCAGCCATGGTCTGAGGAGTGGCAACTTCCAGAAGGCCCGTTTCGCGAAATTCGAGAGGACGTGCTGAGAACAGGATGATCAGGAATGGAGCTTGGGAGTGGGTGGCCTCTGCCCTGACATAGCCATGAGGGTCTTCAGCACCACCTTCATCAAGTCCTCACGGCTGGTAGGTTTTTCCAGCCAGGGTACGCCCTGCAGCTCAGAAGGTACGCCGTGACCGATCGGGTATCCGGAGTAGATCACGAACGGGATGGCGTGCCTGTTGAACTCCCCTGCTAGCTCTGTGGCAGGACCGTCCTTGAGCATGAAGTCGACAATGGCGACGTCAACCATGTTGGCCTCCAGCCAGGCGCGCGCCTCAGCGATGGAACCCACTGTCCGTACGGCGATGCCAGCGTCCTCAAGATAGGTCTCAATCGACATGGCAATGAGCGCCTGGTCCTCAACGACGAGGCAGCAGGGCTGATCGGTCATTTCTATGCTCATAAGCTCACTGCTAAAGGAAGGCCAAGAAGCCGGCATTGACTTGAGTTGAGCTGCGCGGCTTCAGGCTGGCGCGCTCAAAAGAACTCCCTCGTCGGCTGTGCCCGACGAGGGAGCGTTTCACCATGGCTGAGGACCTTGGTGTGCTAGGGCGCAGATTGATCAGGAGGGATACAAAATCGAACCAATCCACTAAAGCCAGAATGCACTCGTGGCAGGATTGCAGCCTTCACTCATGTTAATCGGGGCAGGAACTTCTGCCGTCTCATCTCGTAAATTTTTGCCAGTATTCGCGGGCAGTGCCGGCGGGCAAAGAAGGTGGGTTAGTCTGGGTCTTTACTGAAGCTTAGCGCGGCTGTCGAAAATCATCGTCCGAACACTTCAGAAAGACACACTATCCGGTTCCGTACATGGGCTTCTGCGAAAAGATCAGCGCCAATCAGCTATCTGCTACGCTTCAATGATTATAACATAGATTAGCGACAGACTTTAATTTGTGTGTCATAAGTGTTTTATCGTCAGCAACCGATCATAGGCGCTGATGGCTGAGAGATCCTTGTGCTCCCGCCTGTAAATCAGGGGAGCGCCCTCATGGACGCCACTCATCAATTCACGACCGCCATCCTCATCCGCAAGCTGGATAGCATCTTCACGCTCACCGATGACGAGCGCCAAGCCCTCGAAATCTTGCCGATGCAGATCGTAGCCCTCAGGGAGAACCAGGACATCGTGCGCGTGGGGGATCGCCCCTCCCGATCCTGCCTGATCCTGAGCGGCGTTGCCTGCACCTACAAGATGACCGGAGACGGCAAGCGCCAGATCCACAACTTCTACATCCCCGGCGACATTCCCGACCTGCAGAGCCTGCACCTTCAGGTGCTGGACAACAGCCTCGGCACCCTCACCCCATGCAGCGTGGGGTTCATCACCCATGAGGTCTTGGACACGCTGTGCGAGCGCCACTACCGGATCGCACGTGCCTTCTGGCGCGAAACCCTCATTGATGGAGCGATCTTCCGGGAGTGGATGACCAGCATCGGGCAACGCGAAGCCTATCCGCGCATCGCCCACCTTCTGTGCGAGATGCTGGTGCGCCTGAGGGCGGTGGGGCTGAGCGACGGCTATAGCTGCAATTGGCCGATTACCCAGGCCGAGGTCGGCGATGCGCTCGGCATCACGACGGTGCACGTCAACCGGGTTCTTCAGGAGATGCGGGCCGACGGCCTCATCGAGCTGAAAGGCGACCGGCTGAACATTCCCGATTGGGAGAAGTTGAAAGAGGTGGGCGACTTCGAGCCCACCTACCTTCACCTGGAGAGCCATAAGGCCGCTGCATGAGTTTCACCCTTCAGCCTATCCGCGTTGCGACGGGCTTCGACGAGGAAGGCATGATGGTCCTCGATGAGCAGCAGAGGCTGGTGGCGGTGCTAGTTCGCCTCTCCGACGACAACGAGGTGGCTCCGAGCCAATGGTACCTGGAAGCAGGCTTTGGCCGCTTGGACGGAGGAAGCCACCCGCTGTTCTCCAATCTGGACATGGCCCAAGATTGGATCAGTCAGCGCGTCGCAAGAGGATGGTAGCGGCTTCCGGTTCCATATACGCCTTCTGCGAAATTTCTAAGCAGCCGAGGAGATCATGGAGACGATGCGGCAGCTGCAGGAAGCCCGTGAGGCGAAGCGGTAAGGCCCGGCTAGGCCTGGGGTCTCATTGGGGCAAGAATTTGGTCTAGCCGGGCATCGGAGCAGCTTCCGATACGCAAAGGTGATCCTGACCTCCTGAATTCCAAATGAACGGGGGCTGGCCGTTATCCACGCAGCGTCATAGGCAGGACGTAGCTATCCACTGTTTCCACAGCCTCACCCCTCCCTTGCTCCTGAGACTCGACTCAGCGCCAGCACAAAGATCATGTTCCCGATCTGTTCACAGGAACATGCATGTCCAAGCCGCCCCGCAATCCCCGCCGTGCCTATAATGAGGATGGCACTGAAATCCCTCCCGCTACGGTTGGCTCAACCAAGGCACAGGGGATGAGCACAGTCTCCGCATTCTGTCAGGCGAACGGGTGTGATCACGATGCCGTTGTGCCTCTCGACGGCTGGCCGGATCAGACTCCGATCCCGGACATAGCGCTGAAGCTCCGGTGCTCAAAGTGCGGCAGCCGAAGCATCAAGGTCATGCTGAACGTGGTGGATCTATATTCGAAGACGCACGGGACCACCTTTACAAGCAAGTAGCCCCGCTAGCCTGAGCCAGCGGGGCACTCCGCATATAGGCGCTGCGTGCCTCCTCAGATGATGAGGAAATCGTCGGCCGAGAGTGCGGCCTTGTTTGAGAGTGTGGCAAACTTTACCTGCGCGGCCGAGCCGGTGCCGTCTGCATCATAGTAGAGCGAGCCAGTCGCTCGGTCATAGATGATCCGGTCCTCTGCACCTTGCGCCCGGATGCCGGCAACAAACAGCTCAGCCTGGATGATCACCCCCTTGGCAGAGCCCGCGCCCAGTCTGCTGAACACCGCATCATCCAGCACAATGCGGTCTTCTGATGCCGTGAAGTCCTGGATCACGTCCACGTTGCTGCTCTGGCTCAACTGGGTGTCAAACACGAAACGGTCATTACCCGAGCCACCATGGAGTGTGTCCTGGCCTGCCCCGCCAAAGAGCCAATCGTGACCTGAGCCACCGCTAAGCATGTCTCGGCCCTCACCACCGTACAGCCGGTCCTGCCCAGCCCCGCCCGAAAGCCGATCGGCATCTGCGCCACCTTCGACAAAGTCATTGCCGGAGCCGCCAGAGACGGTATCCCTTCCGGCATCGCCGTACACCCGATCATTGCCTGTGCCACCCTGGACGTTGTCACGTCCGGATCCGCCATACACCCGGTCCTGACCGGAACCGCCAGACACCACATCGTTTCCTGTGCCGCCATACATCCGATCATTGCCCTCATCGCCGTAAAGCGTATCGTCGCCGCCCATCCCGTCGAGTATGTTCTGGCCTGAGCCGCGGCGCACGAGGTTGCCGAGTTCGTTGCCCTGAACGTCAGCGTTGCCGGACAGGGTGATGTTCTCGATGGTGTCCGGCAGGATCACCGTGCCGGAGCCGGAATAGTAAACATGATCCACCCCGCTCGTGCCCAGAGAGGGTGTGAGCTGCGCCGGATCCGTGATGGTGATGTCCAGACCTCCCTCAGCGTTGGGCATCACGACCGGACCGGGATTGGAGTGAGGCGGGGCATTCTCAATGAGGATAGCGTGTTGGCCGGCGATGGAGTCCGCGCCGCCGGGCGCCGGCAGCGTCAGGATGGCATCATCCTGAGCGGCGTTCCGGATCGTTGCTCCATTGAGGACGAGAGCTGCCGTCGAGTGATAGTCCAGATCCGCGCTGACATCGCCTTCCTGTACCGTGTAGACGAAGGTCAGATCCCTGGTGCCGGATCCCGAGACATAGATTGCCCGACGATCTATAGCCCCCGTCTCTAGCAGGAGAGACGGGGTGCCCAAGCCCGTGTTTACGGTCACCGCCTGATCGAAGCCTACGGTCATGAAGAGGGTGTCACCCGCCTTGTAGCGACCGTCCGGATTCGTGACGTTGACGCCCGTGACAGTCGGCTCCCGGCTGCTCACGGTGATCGCAATGACATCGCTATCGCTCTGGGCTCCCCCGGCTCCGGACGAGCCGAGATCGCTCGTCTCGATCTGGATGCTCGCGGGCCCGTAATAGCCGGCATCAGGGGTGAAGATCATCCCGTTCAGAGCATTGTTGATGTCCGTGAGGCTTCCTCGGAAGGTCACCGTCGTGTCGGCAGCCCCAGTACCTACGACGAAGCTCAATCCCGTGGTGCCCGACAAGGTCAGAAGGCCCTGGGCTGACGTTAGCTTTATGTTCAGCATTCCGCCGCCCACATCGGGATCCGAGATCGTGATGCGATTGCCGCTGGCGCCAGAGAATACAAGGGACGTTCCCCACTCTACTGTCTGGCGTCCTGGAACGGAATGCACTGGAGCGTCGTTGCTGGGCGCAATCGAGAGTTGAGTGTAAGCAGTCGAAGATCTAACCCAATGCTCGTCCATCACGGAATAGCTAATCGTTCGCGTATGAACTGCTCCATCAGCGCTCGGCTCATCACCAGCGAATGCGTAGGTTATCGACCGCAACGCAGCCTCCATCTCGGCTGCGGTCCCAACTCCGGCAAGTGACAACACATTGTCTCTCGGGTCGAAACGAACTTCGTAGGGGCCCGGAGAGCCAACCGTTAGCACGTCGCCCTGAGTAAAACCGTCGATCCAGATGTATGCGCCAACGATGTTGTCGCCTTCGTTATCGACCACGCTTACGGTGCTGAGTAATGGAAGAGGCAGGGCGTCCTCTGTCCAGGACACCGTGGCAGGTGCTCCTACGAGCTGCGGCTTTGAATTCAAACTCAGTGTGACTGCCCTAGCAGCAGCGTCATACGAAGAGGCCCAGACATAGGCACTCAGATCGCCCTCAAGTCGCACAAAAGCTGAGGGAAGAATAAGCGTGTCGGTGACCGCTTTCCCATTAAGCGTGCTGAAATGCATCCCTTCGACAACGATCCGATCCCCGACACCGAAATCTCGAATGACATCGCCGCCAAGTTCCCATTCGGTGCCGATGAAGGTGTCGTTGCCTGATCCGCCGAGGAGAATGTCATCATCTTCCCCACCGCGAATCCGGTCGTCACCATCTCCGCCGCTGATCTGGTCGCGTCCAGCATAGCCACTGATTGTGTCGTTACCTCCTCCACCCGTAATCTGATCGTGACCGGCTAAGAGAATAGCGGGCAGGTTCGAATTGGCATGAGACCACAGTTCGGGATCATTTATAAATTCTGAGAAACCAGACCAACTTACAGGCGGCCTTGTATCGTTCCCGCTCGTTATCTCAAACTGAAGAACGGCTACTTGCTGGAACGTGCCCCCGCTCTGGATATACGCGCCGATAAAATTGATGCGCGAAGAGTAGGCTGATGACGGATCGGATGGCAAATTCTCGAATCCATACCTAACCTGAAGCTGAGGAGATCCCTCGGCATCCTGAATACTTGCGTCAACCGCATTACTATTACCCCCAGGCATGCTGGCTGTGACAGGAATTCTCCCGTCGCCCCAGAAGTATTCTGTCGAAAACCCGATGGTTGAATGAATTCCAGTAATACGAGCAAACATTGTTTCAGAATCCCCTGGCAACCCGGGCGCCGCAAGTACTAGTTACTCGGAAAGGTTAGGTAGCGAACTGGATGAACTTCCAATCCAAGCAGCTTACGTGACGTTTTAGCCGCTACTATATGTCTTGTCTAAGAAAATTGTCAGGATGGATAAAGGCGGCCGCGTAGCGGTGCGATAGATAGCTTGTCTGAACAAATCTGGCGTGCGTTACCGGTGACGCCCCCTTTCCCGATCCTGCGTGTCGAGCGCCTCAGTCATCCTCCGGATCGCTTCTGCAAGGTGACTGGCCTGCACACGCTCCCGAGCCTCGCTGGCGTCACAGATGGCCTCAGCCAATCGATCGATGGCTTCGGTCATCTTGGTCATGGCAGATGTATCAGCGAACGCCGCCATGCCCACTGACAGAGTGGTCTCTGGTGGCGAGATCCTCTTGGCTGCATCCCCTGCCCTTGTTCCTCTCCAAGCCGCCAGAAGCGCGATGATCAGCGTTCCGACGGCCACAGCATCAGCGACGGTAATACCGAGCATCAAAGCAAGCCCTAAAGAGAGAGAAGACCTCGGCAAGAGCGAGCAGGCCGTAAACAACCGTCCCCGTTGATGCCACTCCGTTGGAGAAGAAGGTGCCTTCAGCGACAAGCCAGGCGACTTGCGCCCAAGAGATCGCGCCGAAGAGTGAGCCGAACATGCGGATGTAAGGCGTCGTGGGCCAGCGCCCGTTAATGTAGAGAGCGGCCAGACGTGCAGCTCCTGTGGCACCGAAGAGCCAGGCCCAGAAGCTCTCCGTCAGGCCATAGCGCTGGAAGGCCACAAACGACGGGCCCGCCAGCGTGTCGCCCGGCAGGGCGAGGACGAAGCCCCACCCGACCATGACGAGAGCCGAATACCATTCAAGCCCTCGGTCCTGGATGCTGGCGCGGAAGCGGTTCTCGAGAGAGTGATCTGCCATGGTCACGCCCCCAACGGCTTCCTCGCCTTCCAGCGGCCATAGAGCGTGGTGACACCGCCGAAGATGCTCATGCCAGCGGTCGTATAGACCTCTGCGCTGGTCTCTCCATTGGCAGCCGCTGTGCCGATCGTAGCGATGCCGCCCAGGATGGCGAACAGGGCGCCCCAGCTGACACGACTCTTGTAGAAGGGCTCGTTGTTGGTCAGGTGCTCAATAACCGGGGCGACCGCATTCGCCACCTCCTGGCGGACAGCAGGAGCCTCAGCCGACGTGACGGTGGTCTGAGGAGAGGCAATGAGCCTGTCCAAGACCTTGTTGGCGAGAGAGCCGACGATGGGAATGAGCAGCGGGTTCATGCGAAGATCCTTTTCAGAAGGTCAGCGAGGGCACTAAAAAACCCGCCTGATGCGGCGGGCTGGGAGACAGGGACCGGAGCGGGTTCAATGTCGGGAAGCGGCGGGGCTGGCTTCGGCGCAGGGGCTTCGATCTGCGCAGAGTTCAATGCAGCCAGGAACTTGCGGTGATACTCGGCGATGTCTCCGGCCTTATCGAGGCCGTTGATGATGCGGCGGGCGTTGTAGGCGTCGCTCAGCCCGGGCTTGAAATAGTCGCTCAGCTTCTTGCCGGTGAACCAGCCAGCCTTCATGCCGGAATACATGATAACCGATGCGATACCCGCCTGCATGGCAAGGTCAGGCGTGGCGACGAGATCGAAGCCGACTTCCTTGGAAGCTCGGGCATAGTTCGCCTTCCCGGTAAGCTGAACGTAGCCGCGGCCAGCGAACCGGGCCCCATCGCCTAGCGTGAGGTTGCCGAGCTCGCGGGCCTTGGTCGGCCGGTCACCCTGGATGTCGTACATGCGCTTGAAGTAGGCCGTGCCGCCCATCTCCTTGATCGGCTGCATGGTGCGGGCTGTCTCGTGGAAGGCGGTCGCCAGGCAGTAGGCAAGGTGCTCGAGCGGCATGTCGGCCGGGGCAGCGGTCAAGAGAGCATCGAGCCCCTGAACCTGGCCCTCGGTCAACTTGCCGCCGAACAGCGACGAGCGGACAGCCGCAAAGAAGGAGGCGCGGTTAAGCGCCCGCCCGAGTGTCTCGGTGGTCATGATGTCCTCGTGGTGTGTGAAATGGTCAAATGGCCGGAACGATAAACTCGGCCCGAATTCCCATGACAGAAATCCAGCTGAAGGGATTGGGCTTGGTCCCTAACGCCGAATAAGCCATAAGAGCGGCTCAGCGAATGGGCAGGGAATGGGCTTACTCCGACTTTATCTGGCGCTCAGTGTAGTAATGAGTCATGGCCTTGTTAATCTTTTCGGCGTCAATCTCCTTGATGGCGCCGGATCTGTATTGGTATTCTTCACTATTTCTGGCTTCCTAATCACCTATGCGGCGATCAAAAAGTACCCTAACACGAGTGAAGGTCTCAGAAAATTCTACTGGAATAGAGCAATACGTCTCTATCCGTCTTATTGGCTTTGGCTCATCTTCACGATCACGCTGCTATTTGCTTTGCCTGAGGGCTCTATTCGATATCAAAGCGTTTCGATTGACGGCTCGAATGAAATATCCGGGTTTTGGAAGGACCACGCTGGAGCGGCGTCATGGTCAACCATTCTTTTGGCGGTCGTATCGAACATCACAGGCCTGTTCGCTGACTCCTTGCTAAACCTGTCCCTAAATCCTGATGGAGGCCTATCAATCCGTGGCGGCGATACGAACCTGCCGTGGGCAATGGGGTTCATCTTTATCGGACAGTTCTGGAGCATCGGCGTCGAGTTGATATTCTATGCGATTGCCCCTTTCATTGTACGCAGTCCATTGAAAGCTTTTGTACTTCTTGCCGTTAGCGCTTCAGGCTGGCTCGGTGACAGCTGGAGATACATTGCCGAGGCGATGAGCATGCCGGCGGTATTCTTGACCTTGCGGGCTCCGAACAATCTTTGGCTCTTCATGCTCGGGAGCCTCTTGGCTCATGCCTACATCAGCGTCACAGAACGCGACGGCAGGTTGCATCCAGGGCCAATCCTGCTCACCGTGGCCGGCTATGGGCTTGTCCTTGCACGTGCTGGGGCATTGTTCCCTACTTCAGACTTTGTTTGGTGGCAGTTTTTCTCACTCACCCTGGCCACTCCTTGCCTGTTTTATCTGTCGACAAAGGCTCTGCCACGATGGCCGCGAAAGGTAGACAATTTCATCGGCGACCTCTCTTACCCGGTCTACATCAACCATTTTCTCATCATTCAGATTGCCGGCACGTTGCTCCCACCAAGCGGCGCATTGTTCGCAGGACTTTCCTGCTCCGCTGCTGTAGCTATTGTTTTATTTGACCGTTCGATGAGTCGGCGCTTCAAACAGTAGTGCCGGAGTCTATCCACGTTAAAGCGTCGAGCAGAATTGCCAGAACTCGGCCAGCTTCGCATCGTCCCATCCCTTCTTGGATTGGATCAGCGGCACCAGCGGATCGTCAAACCTGAATTCGACTGCCCCGGACACCTTGAACTCGGCACGCGTTCGCTCTAGCGGATCCGCTATCTCAGCGAGATAGGTTTGCAATTCGGATGGGATGTCGCCAGTCTTGATGGCGGCGAAGGCTTGGTCCCAGGGGATGACGCCCCACTCGGCCAGCCCTTGGAAGAACTGACGGTCAGAGATGCCCCCTGGGACAGGCGCGACAACAGTAGTGAGTTCGAATGGGCCAAAATCGGCAACCACCTCCTGCACCTCACCGTCCAGCCATATGGTTTTGATTTCGATACCCATTAGACACGAGCCTCCACGGTGAGTTGAGTATCAGCAGTCCAAGTACCAGAAGCAAGAAAGAGCAAAAGGTGTGTTGGCCGCCCTGGCGTTTGCGAGAGGGCATTGTGAAAGCCCATATGATGACCAGTGGCGTTAAACCCCTTGAGCTGAGCGCAGGAACTTGCTCTCACGCTAGAGGTAGATGGAATATAAATCAGAGCATCTACGTGGTCCACAACCGCCAGATCCGAAGACCCAATCGACAAGTACGCGCGATCTCCTGATACGGCAGGACCTATCGACATCCCAACCGCCCCGTTGTTCAACAAGAACCCGGTGAAGTAATCGGCACCACCTGATTTATATGTGGCACCGTTGTCATAACTGTAGCGCAGGCCAATAGGCTGGGAGGCTACAGTCGCGACGCTTACTCCTGAAATTCTGATTTGGCGTGTTCCAGCAGGTATCGAAACAGCAATTGCCGTTAACCCAGTAGGGTTTGGCGATGCGAGGAGCTTCCAAGCACTGTTAAGGTTTTGCAGTGCGGTGTCTTTGTTCGAGAGATCCGCAAGATTGTTGGCCTTGAGCAAAGCCCCGGCCGCATCAACGGCTGCTTGTGTCCAGGCGCCATTCAGGAAGATGCGTAGGCCCTTCGGCGCGGTGGTCCGGGTGTATGTATCGCCCTCTTGAATGGGCGACCCGTCTGGGCGGGTGGTGGGATCGGCAGCATACGGCCCATAGAAGACACTGCGGAGGCTGTTGTAGGCCGTTTGCGCGCCGTTCTGCGCCGTCTGGGCAGCCCCCGCTGCCGTTTGCGCTGCTACTCGGTCGGCGTCGACATTCGTCTCGATTTGGGAGAGCAGTGTCATGGCCGCTTCGACAGCCTGTCGATCAGTATGAATTTCGGCGGCCACCTCCTCAATGTTATCAGGAATGGCCTTCAGCCGAGTCAGGTACTCAGAGACACGCACGCCATAGACGCGCGGGTCTGTGTGTCTGATCCAGCGCACAATGAAATACGGCACATCGGTCAACGTCGGGCCGGTCCAGGGCTTCGCGAGCTTGATCTGGTCCATGGCCAGAACGTCTTGGACCACGGACATCCCTGCCGTGCCGTCGCCCGGAAACACGAAGTCATAGCGCAGCACGGCCGGATCCCAGGCTGTGAAGTTGCCTGTCGCAATGTCGGAGCCGTTCGTCAGCGAGATTGTGCCTTCGGAATAGAAGAAATAGGAAGGATCAAGGGCCATCGTGTCGCCTGCTCAAAGAGTGATGCCGTTTTGGGTGAGGATTTTGCGGATCTTCTCAGCCGTCAGGGCCTTGCGGATTTTCAGCTTCAGGGCCGTGCGGTCGTCTTCCGTGGCCTCGTCAGCTTCAGCGAGAGCCACCACTTGGCGGGCTATGTCGTCCGCCTTGATGTGCCGCCGCTGGGCTTCCTTGTTGAGCATCGCGGACGGCTGGCCGGCGAGGTGATTGCGGGCCTCCGTAACCTTGCGATTGTAGAGGGCCATGCGCAGGCGCACCGGCTCGAAGTGCTTGTCGATCGCCTGCTCTGCCAAGTCGCGGAGCTGATCGACGGAGGGACCGAACTCGAGACGCGCCATGTCAGCCCTCCTTCGTCACAGCGATGTGGACGGCTACCGGTTGATGCGGGAACGGGTCAAACGTCACGGAGTAGCTCCCAGGGGTGCGCAGGACCAATTCCAGATCGTCGCCATCGGCCTCGACCACTTGGCCGCCGTCTGGCCCCAGGACTTGAACGGAGAGTCCTTTCGGGATACCCGAGACCACCGTCACCTTGTCGTCGCCATCCTGCTTCTCGGTGACGCTGTAATCAAGCTGAGGCCGGATCGCTGGCACGCCTTTGGGGAAGTACCAGAAGCGCGTGTCGAAGGGCGGAACATCGAGCACATGGCCTTCCGTCTGCTCAGCCCTCACCCGCTCGATCATCTCGGCGGGCGCCGGATATTCGGCATCGGTGTGCCCCACATAGCGGCCTTCGCCATCGGTAAACAGAAGCATGTCAGAACTCCAACACAGACCAGCGGACGCGGATGCCGTAGGCCTGGAAATTATCAATGAAGAGCGTGGTGTTGTTCCAGCGGATGCGCCAGCCGTTGCCGGACTTCTTCTCGCCCTGATCGGCGTTCAGCATCCACGGCGTGCACCAGCCGATTTTGAGATCGTTGTTCCAATGCAGAGGCACGATGATCACGTTACCGCCGCTGAGCTGCGGGTCACGGTCCAGCCCGACCCACATCCCATCGTTCGATGGATCCGCCGAATTCGTATACATCGACTGCGCAACACCGATGGCGAGACCGGGGCTGTCCACCCCATGCGAGATCGTGCGCGTTCCAGGGCTGAGCGGATAGGCAGACTCCGGAACAGTTGTCAGCCCCGAGGCTGCTACGCGCGCTTGGATCGCGTCGGCATCGAAGATAAGTTGATCCAGGTCCGCCGTAGCAGCATCGAACCCCGGACGGGACACGCGGAACACGAACTCTGAGCCCACGTTCCCGAGAACGACACGACGCGCCATGGATTAACTTTCAGTCTGCATGACGGCGAACCATTGCACGGTGTCACCCGCAGCAAACCATGCGCCCGTCAGGGTGTCTTGAATGCTGGTGAGCGTGAACCCGGAGCGGGTCGCCTGTGTCCGGACGGTTGCTAGGCTGGGATAACTCCGCAACTGGCCGCAGAACACCAGGGGAATAGAGGGATATGTGCGGGCGAAGCTGATCGACCGCGTGCCGCCGCCGCCTGGTACGACCGCCGAGCCTTCCTCGAGAACCATGCCGCGGCGGGTCGACATGTCGAAGAGCAGATCCGATCCGGACGCTCCCTGAACGTCAACGCCTGCTTTCGACACCCAGAGACCATAATCAGAGCCACGCTGGCCGAGAATGATACGACGCGCCATCGCTCAGTTCTCCAGCAGGAACCAGACCATGCCGTCACCTGATGGGAGCGTCACGTTCTCGAAAGCGGTTTTGGAGATCCTCAGCCTGTTTTCCTGCAGGACCAAACAATAGGGGTTATAGTACCAATTAAACTGCCCCCCGGTTGTATAGTAAATGTAGTAATTGAAGAACATCCGCCCTCCACGCCTGAGCACGGCCAGCGTCGGCGGCGGGTTGGAGAATGTCTTCCCGAGGTTGACCCATGCTCCCATGGAGTTGACAGAGCCTGTCGATGCCACCTTCGCGCTCGCTTGGCGCAACGCCGAGAACGAGATCTGCTTCGGGTTATTCACGTCGGCCGTCAGGGCATCGACGCCCCTGCGGGAGATGCGGAGGTCATAGGTGCCGTTGGTCATCTGACCCATCACAACGCGCCGCGCCATCAGGAGGCATCCCAGATTTCAAAGCGTCGGTCAGGGCCGCTGATCAGGAACCCGCCCGTTGTATAGCCGGGGCTTGATGAAACCGTGCCGATCTGAGCGCTGATGGCGGACAGGTTGAGCACGTTGATCTGGTTCGCGTTGACTGATCCGTCCGCGATGAAGTCGCCGCGCAGGACCATCCGGCCAACGCCGTTATGAGTGGCGATGGAGAAGACGGCTTCCTCCCCAAAGCCGGAGCCAGGAGCGCCAACGAGGAACTTATCGACTGCAATCTTGAACTCGCTCCGGAACGCGCCTGGCCCGCTCGCGCCGACGAGCTGAAATCCGCCGAAATAGCCGCCTGAGTTGACCGAGACTGTGTAGGCTCCGACAACCTGGCCGGTGATCGTAGCAATCGCGGTAAATTGCTGCTCGACACTGACCTCTAACTCATCGAATTGCGCCTCAACCGTGGTCGTGAGTTGTGCGATTGCACTCTCAGTATCGACCCTGACCTTGGCGACCTCGGTAATGGCGGCCCTGCCGCGCTCGTCCGCCTCCTCAGCAATCACCCGGCTCTCGCCGGCAAGATCCGCAACGCCATATTCAAGCGACAGGCTTTCCAAGTCCCGGCTCAATTGCGGGATCAGATCATCCGGTCGGATCTTCATGATGAAGAAGGAATTATCCAGCACCAACGGAGGCGGCGCGATCTGAACGATACTGAAGACGCCGGTGACATTGCTTGCCGTGATCCCAGCCACCCGCAGGAAGATCGTTTGAGCCCCTCCGACGATCGCCTCAAAGGTGGTCGCGTCACCTTCATAAGCCCGAACCCATGTGGCCCTGTTGTCGTAGGACACATCGGCGATATACCGGATGGCGCCCTTGGCCGGCTGCCAGCCCGCTTGCAGCACGAGGGTCATGCCGCGCTGGTAGACCTGCGCGCCCAGCGCTGTCACCACAGGGATTGACGGCGAGAAGATGTCGGGGATGGTCGGGAGCGGCGTGACGCCGGTCTCCGTGACCGTATAGACGATTGGATCGTCCAGCACGCCGGTCAGGGTGATGTGCTCCCCGTCCGTGTCAGGCACGCCTTCGGTGATGAGCACCCGGAAGGCGCGGGGCTCGGCGGGAGAGAAATCGGCGGTCGGCGGGTCGGCCAGATCGGAGCGAGCCAGCGCCTGCGCAAGGGTCATGCCCTGCCGCGTGGTCTCGGTTGCCATGTCGGTCGCATTGACAATGGCAATCCGCGCCGACGTGCCGCGCGTGACCCGCACAGGCCCCCAGGGGCGTCCGTCACGGCGCCGCACCTCGACATAATGGTTGAGGGCGTTCGGATCCCAATTCAGCGGCTGATCGAAGGTGATCGCCCGCGCAGCGTCGTTGTAGCTGACGACCTCGGCCGACTGGCCCCAGGTTTCCGGCTGCTCGCAGGCCAGAACGACCAGATCGCCGCGCTTGAGCAGACGGCCTTCGGCCCGCGCCGTCCATGACACCATAATGCGGCGGTATTGGTTCTCGGCCGCCATGAAGCGGACAAGCCCCGCCGCCTGTGTCCGGTTGGTGACGCCAGGCAACTGCACGCGGGCAGGCTTGGCGAGCGTCACGCCGTCAGGGGCGGACGAGACCTCGGCCAGCTTGTAGGTTGTCCGGTCGATGTACTCCCCGACAATGCCGTCCGCGATGTCGTCATCGGCCAGCGTGTAGTCGATGGTCAGCGAGTCCTTCACGATATCGTAGTCGGTGAACATCATGCGCGGGATGCCGCGGGGTTCGTCCCTGACGATGGTCAGGCGGTCGCCCACAGGAGCAGGAACAGCCCTGCCGGCCTTCAGAACCGTCTCGAGCGCATCATCCAGCGTCTGCGGCTCTTTGAAGACATGATCGAAGGTATGCCCCAGCGATGCCCAAAGCTGGTCGTAGGCATAGAACGATTGGAAATCGACCTGCTCCAACCCGAGGCCCGCCCCATAGTCGGCATTGCGCCACATATCGAGGGCGGCCCAGGCAATGGAGCGCGACTCCTGCTCGACAAACGACGATCCGTTCCAGACCGGCAGGATGCGGGTCGCGATGACGCCCACTTGGCCGTTCATGATGCCCTGCAGGTTCTCGGAGGCCTTCGCCTTGATGGCGATGGTCGTCACCCGCGGGAAACGGTTCGGGCCGTCGATCTGGGCACGCAGAGCCGACCAGACGACCTGATCCGCTCCCCCGCGCCTCTCATCCGGAGGCCACTCGTCAATCGGCACCATCGTGCGACGGGCGCGGACTTCCCAGCGGCCATCCGGGACATCGATCGACTCTGTAACGCGGATCTGGCTCTGCTTGGCGTAGGTGTAGGTTTTGACCCAGAGGTCCGTCCAAGGGCCGACCGGCGCGCCGGCATCGTTCACACGACGCGACTGAACGATAATTCCCACGCTGTGCGAGCGCACGTCGCCCTTCCACGTCTGAAACACGCCCGAAGGGAATACGAAGTCAAGCAGGAGCCTGAGAGCTGTCGTTCCTGCGGCGTTGGCTGTGAAGCCAGGCGTGAAGGTCGTGCTGAGTTCCAGGCCCGAGACCTCGGAGGCTGTGACGACGTTGACAGGGAAGAGCGTGACCTTCTCGTTCGGGTCGTAGATCCGGACCGTGATGCCCGGGAATGATGAGCTCGTGCCCCCGCTCTTGGTCCAGATGCGGGTGTCCGCAATCCGAAGCTCCTCAATGTCGTACCTGCCACAGCCGACGCACAGGAGTGCATATTCCGTCATGTTGTCGCCGCTGTACTCGGAGTACTTGGGCGCAGCGAAATCAGGGAAGGACAGGGTGCGGCCATACAGGACCGGGATCGGCTGCAGCGGGCGAGCTTGGTTGCCACCGAAGCCGAAGGAATAGAGCTCTTCGCTCTCCGCCGTCTTGCCGCCTGCCTTGGGCTTGAGGAAGTGGCTGATCGCCATGGCCCCGCCTGCGATGAGCAGGGAGGCTCCGATGCCCGCCATGGTCGTTCCAGCGCCGAAGACCATGCCAGCGGCCCAAGGAGCAAGCGCGGTGAGCGCCACCATGGCGACGATCGCGCCGATGCTCTTGGCCGAGGAGCCGCCCCCGCCACCGCCCACGTCACCCGGACGGGTCAGAAACTCCACGTTGTCATTGGCCGCCAGATGATACGTCGACCACTCGTCCCGGCTGTAATAGAGGCCATTGATCCGGCAGACCGTGGGGAGATCAAAGCGCCAGCCTGTGCGAGCGATCACATCAGCAATCGTTTCGCCCATGGCCGCCTCTGCCTCGGCCACAGACAGCACGAGAGAGGACTCGGGGCGTGCTTCATCCCCCTGCGGATCCATGACCACAAGGTTATGTTTGACGGCAAGTTTCATGATTACGCTTTGCGCCGGAATATGCGGAGGTAGTTGAAACCAGATGCCCGAAGGGCTGGCAGGTCATCCACGACAACCCCTGATCGCCGGTCGATGTGGATCACAGCAGGCGTCGTGGCCGGGAAGATGTAGGTGCCGAGATGAAAGTCCCGCTTGGCGACGTTGCCCATGAGGACGAGATCAAGTTCACGCGCCTCGGCCTCGGGGATCTCCTCCCAGGCCTGCCGCTCGGGATGCGAGAGCATGGCCACGGCTTGGGCCCGGGTTGTGGGCTCAGCAAAGGAGACATCCGGCATCGAGACGCCAGCAAGCTCGGTCTGAATGTGACGGGCGAGGCCGTAGCAGTCGAACGAGGCAGGACCGCGCTCCCCGATCTTGTAGGGCTTGCCGATCAGGCTCTCATAGAAGGCGAGACGGTCAGTCATGGCGGGCCTGATCCCAGATCTCAAAGCGCATTCCGCCATCAGCATTCAGCCGAATGAGGTATTTGTCTGCTCGAACCTTAAATTCCGCAGGATCGGGGTGCTTGATAGTACGCACTTCGGGCCCTGGTTCCTTGGCAAGGGCTCTAGCCGCGGCCACTCCCGCAACAGGAGCCGCAGCCAAGAACCCGAAAAGCTTTCGACGTGAGAGCATGTGTCTACTCCTATGAAATCCGTCGCTAAGGGCCGGACTCGACTCCCCTGGCGGCCGTGTGCTTGTCTGATCCCCTTTGGAGGGGACGATGAATTCGTCAGAAAGAATGAGTGGCGGCCAGTTTTACGCTCTAATTGGCTACTGCATTAACCAGTGGGCTTATGTCGATCAGACCCTAGCCGACTTCTGTCACCACGCTCTGGGATCTGATCTGAAGCGCTCATTCGTCGTCTACTATTACCAGAACGGCTTTGGGAGCAGGCTCAACCTTGTTTCAAAGTTGCTATCCACTCACGAACTGTCCGACGAGCACGCGCAGATTTGGAAGAGGCTTCGAGACAAGCTTCAGGAACTAGCGGGCTTCCGGAATGCCATTGCACATAGTCCGGTCCGATCTGTATCAGAGACCCGACTGGTAGAAGACGGTGGACAAAATGAAGGTGAGCCTCGCTACATCAGCCAATCTTGGTGGGAAGTCTATTCCGAGCAGAACGAGGTTCTGACAGGGAAGAAGGAAAAGATCTTCACTCAGGTTCATGTGATGGCTCATCTGAGCGAACTACAAAACTGCCATCAGCAGCTCGTCGAGCTTCTAATTGCAATCGGCGGTACGCAAACCCAGCTTCCAGGATCCCCTCAATCAGCAGATCCTCTCCCGTAGGATCGAGCTCGAAGTAGATTGAGAACTTCTCAAGGACAGGTCGACATGCCTCAACCATGTCTGCGGTGACCTCACCCATCACGACACCTGCAGGAGGCTCGGGAAGCGAACCATGTCATAGACCTCGCGCATTACGCGCATGTTCTGCGGGCGGGCGATGGCGAGTTGCCCCTCAAGCTGCCGTGCCGTGCGCTTCACGTTGCGCAGGATCAGCTTGTAGGGCCCCTGCCCGACCGTCATGGGATCGGACGCCAGATAGCCGCGGAAGATTGCCTGAATGGGCGTGTTCATCTTCACGGCCTCATGCAGGTAGCGGGAGGCTTCCCGGTTCACGTTGTCGAGCCGGATGGTGGCCTCAGCACCGAGGTTGCCAATGCGAGGATAGTCGATCTCGAAAGGAATGGCCTTGAAGAGCACGACGGTACCTCCGCCCACCGGTGCGCCATCCTCCAGGCGGAAGCTGACATCGACGGTATTGCGCACGGCGCGGATCGGGGCAGGAGCGCCATTCTCCACAAAGGTCGGATGGATCAGCTCAATCGTGATGAGCATGACCTCATCCTTGGGCGCGGAGGCGGCGGCCTCGGCCCAGGCTTGCGTTGCGGAAATCGGCACTTAGAGATCCCAAACGTCGAGGGAGAAGGAGACGTGAATTTTGTTGCCCATACGGTTCGCGGTGTATCGTCCGCCCTCGCGAAGCTTGACCCGCCGCACAGGGCATGCGGTGAGATCCCAGACCGGCATCTCGAACTCGGCCGCCCCATGCGAGAGGGTATCGCGCACGAAGGCCTTGAAGGTCTGGAACTGCGCCGTGGTCATCGGGATGGTGCGGTCGACAACACCGATCACTGTCGTGAACTGACGACGGGTTCGGACGTTGCCCGCCGTCATCTCGCTTTCAAGCACGCCGCGGAACGGCTCTTGAATGGCAGATGACGTGAGCGGGGTATGCGGCACAGTGGCCGGCCATGCGGGGCGAGCCATCAACGGCCTCCCATCGGGGAAACACCGAAGCGGCCCTTGAGCGACCTATCGAGCTTGCCGCTGGAGATCATGCCGCTGAGCGCCTGCTCAAGCTGCACCTCGAGACGCGGCCCCTGCGGAGTGTTCGTCTGCCGGGTCTGCACTTCCGCGCCTGCATTGTTGATGATCTGGACCTGCATGCCGCCGCTTGATCCGCCGCGAGGAAGGGCATGGTTCGGAATGATCGTCCCGTTCCGTCCGAAGGTAGCAAGCTCAGGGCCGTTCTCGCCCACGAGGTAGGTCTTGCCGGATTGGACAGAGCCGCCTGAAGCGCGCGCCCCGCCGAAACTGCCGAACAAGGAGGAGAAGATGTTTCCGCCGCCGCCCGCCCCGCCGAACATCCCCTTCAACGCAGAGTCGAGCGCCAAATCAAGGAGTCGGTCGCCCACTCGCTTGAGAGCGTTCTGCAGAGCGTCCGCTGCACTCGCTCCGTCCATGAGATCGGACACGAAGCCCTTGATCGTGGAACTGGCAAGCTGCTGAAGTTCTTGCTGCGTGGCGTTGGCCGACTTCAGTTTGTCGCTCATCTGAGCATAGGCTTCTGCCAGCTGCTCGACGTTCGCTCTCTGCTCACCCGAAAGAGTGACACCCTCCCGCTGAAGAGCGTTTTCGACTTGCATGATCGTGCGGGCTTTTTCCCGCTCGACGTTGCTCTTGCCACGCATCTCGAACTCAAGTTCAAGCGCGCGGGTGGCGTTCTGAATATCCGTGATCTCCTGAGCATAGGCTTCCCGCCTACGTTCAGCATCGCTTTCGGCCCGCCGTGCCGCCTGCTCCGACTTCCGTTCGGCCTCCCTGCGGGCTTTCTCGGCCGCCGCCTCTGCTTCACGGTCCCGGAGACGCTGCTGGGCCTCAAGATAGGCACTATCAACCTGCGCCCGCTCGCCGGGGGTGCGGGCATTCTCTATCGCTCGCTTGTAGGCCTCCTCGGCCCTGAACTCCCCTGTGGTCGGCAGGCCGATCTTGGCCAGATCAGACAAAGCGCTCTTGAGTTCTTTGACGGATCCAACCTGCCCCGCGGCAACATCACCGATGAGGCCGATGGCACGCCGAGCCGTCTCAAGGGCGGTCTCAACGTCATAGGCCTCCTTCGACAGGGAGAGCAGTTCGGCGCCCAGCTTGGCGATCTTCTCATCGCCCGTATTCTGGTTCACAATCTCCGCAACGGCTGCCTGGAACGCCCGGATATTCGGGGTGCCGTTCTTGGCCTCGTCGCGCAGTCGCTGGATTGCGGCGGCGAATGCGTCGTACTTGGCCGCCGCCTGATCCACTTCCGCGGTATCGACCTCAATCGTGCCGATATTGGTCATAACGCCGCTGGGCGTGGCGCTCGCGGCCCGGCCGATGGTCGTGGCAAGCTTTTCTAGATCGTCCTGAAGCTTGACGATCGAGGCGCGGGTCTGTGCCTCAAGGACGGCTGTGCTCTGCTTGGCATAGTCCTCAAGCCCCTCGGCCGCCTCGCCATAGGCATCCTTGATCTGCTTGATGAGGTCGGCATGCGTCTTCAGGCGGTCGTCCAGCGTCTCGGTGTCGCTAACCATGCCCGAGACATACTGGATCGCGGCGCCACCGAGGGCGATGATGCCGATCGTCGCGAGACTGATCGGGCTCACGACCGAAGCGAAGGCCGCGCCAAGCGACTTCACCGCACCAGCCGCGCCGCCCTTGCTCTCACCCAGGACAGCCGCGATCTGCGTTCCCTGCTGAAGGGCCACGGTGAGAGGCGAGGTGCCGCTCGCCAGCTGGACGCCGATATCCTGAAACTGTGCCGCCAGGTTGGCCGTCTGCCCCTGAAGGTTGTCGTTGACCGCCTTGAAGCGGCCCTCGATCTTCCGGGTTTCCTTCTCGACCGATCCTGTAAGCTTCTGCAGCTCCTTGTTGAAGGTCGTGAACCTCGCCTCCATGGAGACGACAAGGCGTTGCATATCGACAGCTTCAGCCATTGGATCCTAGCCTCTCCACGAGGTCGTAATACTCTTCAGCCGTTGGGGCTTCGATGGGCTCTTCAGCCCCCTGTGAGGTATTCCAGCCATCAACCGCGGCCGCGAACTCCCAGAGGGTCATCTCGCGGACTTGTGCGGGCGTGAACCCTACGACTGCGCCTGTTCCATAGAGGGCGGCGGCGGAGAGGCGTTCAGCCCCGGCGCTTCCGTCGCCGCGTCGTCTTTTCCCACTTGCTCGCGGGTGTCGCCCACAAGGGCCTTCAGGAGGATCGCCCGCGCTAGAATAGCCGCCTCGAGCAACCGGCCGGGAACGACGTTCTCCTCAACGAGGCTCTTGGCTCGCTTGGCATCCGAGCCGCCGCCCATGAGGCCGAGGCGGATGGGTTCTTTGAGGTCGGCAATGCGCCATTCGCCGCTGCCGATCCGGTTCAGGACCGCAGCACAGCCGCAGTCGAGTTTCTCTTCCAGGGCGAGCAGCTCGCCAATGCCCAGACGGAAGACGCGCTCGTCTCCCGCCCAGACCTGTTCAAACGATGCGTCAGAACTCACGGAGTCACCGGCACGACGTTAACCGGACCGTCCGAGGTGAGCTCAATCTCGTACTGGATCAGGCCGTCTTGGTCGCCAGTGATGTTGAACGTGGTGAGGTGATACTTGCCCTCGTAGGTGCGCGGGCCGACTGCGTAGTCGATCACCACGCGGACATTACGCGAGTCCACGTCTTCGAAGAACTCTTCCCAGGTCGTGATACTCTCCTGCGCCAGCGTGCCCGAGCCGGTGATGCCGGAAGACAGGGCACCCTTGGCTCTCTCCGTCCAAACCGGCGCGTCGGGATCGGAGCAGTCAGCGACGTTGAAGTCGTTCGTGGAGGCCGAGCGGTTGAAGGACTTCGTATTCAGGGCGCAGGGAGCGGCGAAGACTTCAGGATCGGCACCGTCACCGATCATGATAAGCAGCTTGGAGCCGCGCAGGGTAGTTGGGCGAGCCATTACAGTTCTCCAGTTGGGGGTTAGTCTTTGGGCTGGGTCAGAGCCCGGAGCTGGATGCGAGCGCGGCTCGTCAATCCATCGGGGTCACGTTCGTACGTGATGCTTTCGATCTTCATCAATTCCAGCGTGTGGTCGGCGAGCGTCAGCGTGCCATTGTGCAGGCGCCCGCGGACAGCCGAGGCGATCTGCTTGACCTGCGGATAGCCGACCTCGCGCGACCAGGCGTCGATCTGGATCGTGCTTTCGGTGCCTTCGTAGCAGTCCTCATCGACCGGCACGGACTGACCACCGCCCACCGTGATGCGCGGGAAGGGGTCACGATCCGGCACGCGGTCAAAGACATTGACGCCCGCAGGTGATGGGGTGGCCTTGAGAGCTGAGATGATCGCGCCCTGTAGGTCGAGTGATGGATCGCTCATGATTTGCTTGCAATTGCCCTAGCGGCCTTGCGGGTGGCTCTGGTGAGCCGACTGCGCACGCGACGACGCACAGTGCGATAGGCGGGGAAGAAGAAGGGTCGGCCGACCATTTTCACCGTGCCGAACTCGACCCATCTCGAATAGTACGCACGCTCATTGCCGGCGTAGACGATGACGCGGAGGTCTGCCTCTTCGGACTCGGCCTCTGCCAGCACCATCGATCCTTTCGGTGCCTTGCCGAAGGTCCAGCCGATCGAAGCCTTCAGGTCGCCCTGATCGACAGGAACCAAGCGGCGGGCAAAGTCGGCAATCTCTTCCGCATTCTGCTCAAGCGCCGCTCGGATCTCGTTCTTGGCAGCATCAGGCAGAGCTTTGAGCTTTGCCCGAAGTTGCGCCACGCCCTCTACGGCCATGGATCAGGCCTTGGCTTTGCTCTCGGCCTTCGTCGGGGTCTCGGCCACGTCCTCGATCACGCCGGCAGCCTTGGCCGCCTCATAGTGCGTTTCGGGGATGCGGTAGTCCTTGCCCGCTTTGTAGGCGATGTGGGCTTGGTTGGTAGCGCGGAAGGTATAGTCCTTCGTGAACTTCACTTTCTGGGCCATGGTGCTTCTCCTTAAGTGGCTGTGCCGAGGATGCAGTCGAGGATGAGACGAAGCCGACGCCCGTCAGGGTCTCGGCAATCACGAATGTTGTACTGCTCTTCCGGCTTGCGGGCGTTGATCGCACGCCAATCCGGTTGAATTTGCTCAGTTGCCGGTAAGCAAGGGATGGTGATCTGCATGGGTCGAACCCCCTGCAGACGCTGGGCAAGCACTTCCTCGCGGCCTTTCGCTGGCTCAATGCGGGCGACTACCGTGAACTGATCCACCCAGCCGCCCGTCTCGTTGCCGTACTCGTCCGAGACAGTTGCTCGCTTCTGCAGCCTGATCGAATGAGGGTAAGAGGTGATCCTGCGCATGGGGCTCACGCGATCGAGGGCATGCGGTGGAAGCGGAGGATTTCGACCACCGTGCGGGACAGGACGGCATCACCGTTCTCGCTGCCCTCCAGATGATAGTAGAGATCGTACAGGACGAACTTGGTTGCCGCCTTGATGTCGGCAGGAGCGGTCTCGGGCGTCCAGGCAGCGTCTGTTGCCTTGATGTGTCTCAGGACAATGACCGAAGCCTCTTCAATCTTCTGCGTGACGGTCGCATCACGGTCGTTAAATCCGTCCAAGCCGAGATGGGCCTTGGCCTCTTCAAGCGTGATCAGAGCCATCTCAGGCCACCTTTCCCGGGACGCCGACGCGCACCGGCTCGCTGGGCTTGGCATCCTTCACCACGCCGTCGCGGCCATCCCTGCCCTTCTTCACCGCAAGGCGCCAATCGCCGCCCTCGCCTGGCTTAGACGAGGTGTCCTTTTGGGCAATCCAGAAGGATCCGCCCCAGGTAGCGCCGTCACCGGCCTTGTAGTCCTTGCCTTCGGCATAGATGCCGCGATCGATCACGACCGGGAGCGTGAAGGCGTACTCCTTGACGCGCTCACCCTTGGTGAACGTCAGGGTGACGGTCTTCTCGCCGTCATAGGAGGCTTCCAGATCATCGAAGCCGAAGCCGTCCGTTCCAGGCTTGCCGGGTTCGCCGTCCTTGCCCACCACAGGGCCGAGGTTTCGGGTCTCGCCATTCGTGAGGGTCACGACAAGCTCGCCAGACCGATCAATGATCGCGCCCGCGAGTCCGGCCCCATCCTTGCCGGGTTCACCGTCCTTGGGCGCGGGAAGCTCGCTGACGCGCTTCTCGATCTCAGAGACAATGACTGGAATGATCTCCTCAACCGTGACGCTCTTGCCGTCCTGCGGCGCGGGAATGGCAGAAACCGCCTTCTGAACCTCTTCCGTCACGATGGCCGGGATATCAGGCAGCGCCGGCAGTTCAATGGCCTCAATGGCCGCCTTCAAGCCCGAGATCTCCTCGGCAATGATCTGCCGTACCTCGCCAAGATCCGCATCCTTGCCGTCTCGCGGCGCAGGTAACTCATTGAGCCGCCTCTCTATCGCATCTATGCGAGACAGGAGCGGGGTCAGTTCCTTGCCCACGAACTCTTTCACGACGCCGACGATCTCCAGGCCGAAGGCTTTTCCATCGAACATCAGCGCAGTCCCTTATAGATTTCGACCAGAGCGGCCCTGGCCTCGGCTTCCATCGCGTTATCGTTAGCCGGGGGCTCCGACTCTCTTGCAGGCGCCGTCCCAAAAGGATCCTCCTGCGCATCACGCCGCGCCAGAGCCTCTAGGCTGTAATTCTGCTGTTGGAGATATGGGCTGTTGCCGCCCGCGACCGGCTTCAGATCTAGCTTCCTGCGGGCCTCGTTCGGGGACTTGATGCCGGCCCCGACCGCTTCCTTCTCGGCATTGATCAGCGCCGTGGTGTCCATCCGCAGGAGGTTGTCGACATCGAACTCCGTGCCGATGTTCTCGCCCATGCCGAGACCTTCATCGAGGCAAAGCTCGGCGGCCTCGATGAGCACCTGAAGGCACTGCGAATAGTACTCGATGTTGAGCGCTTCGATGTTGTTGTAGGTCGGCATCGTGCCGACACCGATCTTGTAGGGCGGGACATGGTAGGTCGAGCAGACTACCTCGGCGGACCACTTCAATTGCTCGATGAGCTGCGAGTCGACGGCCTTCGCCTTCATAGCCTCATACTTCAGGCCATCGCCCAGGACCGCCACCTTACCCGAGTTCTTGCCTGAATAGTTGGCGTCCCAGTGCTCCTTAAGACGCTTGGCATTCTCGTCGCTGATCCCTGCCGGCGCTGTCAGAACGCCGCTCGGCTGAGCTCCGTTCTGGAAAAACAGCGCGCTGTCGTTCTGAATAGCGAGCCCCTGCGTGGCGGCAAGACCGCCCGCGAAAATGGGCGAGAGGCCGACCAGCGGGTGAAAGAAGCAGTTAAATCGATCGTGGATCACCTCACGCGCCGGCACCGTAACGCTGGCGGGCAGGCCCGCAAGGTTGTCGGTGTTGAGTTGATAGTAGACGCTGCCGTCATCGGCCACGAGCGGGGTGACGAGGGTCCAATCCAGCACATAGAGCGCCTTGACGACGCCGCGGCCGTCGCGCTGCTTGAGAGCAATGGTGTTGCCACGCTGCAGCTTCGACAGGATCCAGCTTTCCATGAACTGGATGCGGTTCTGAAAATGGTTCGGCTTGCGCAGCACCGGAGAATAGGCGGGGTTCGACACCTCCGACCAGATGCCGTCGCTGTCCTTCTGAACGAGCTTGATGCGCAGCTTGGAGATGTCCGACGCGATCAGCGTCCGACAGGCAAAGTCGGCATGATTGGACAGAACGGAGTCATAGCTGACTTCGACATTCCGCTGCCAGGCGCCCGCAAACGGCTCAAAAATGCGATACCACCCGCCGCGCCCTTGGCCGACAGGCGACATGGCTTTTTGGTCCGTCGCCTTGGCGCGGGTGATGTTGAGGCCAAGAAGGCGCATGGATTAGCCCTTCGCTTCCGCGATTTTGGCTTTGAGCGTGTCAGCGTCCCAGCCGTGATAAGGCCTCTTGCCGACCGCATCCTGATACTCGTCGCGGAGGGCCTTCAGTTCCTCTTCCGGATCCAGGGGCTGGCGGGCCTGCATGTCGCGGCGGCCATAACCCAACTTGCCGAGGATCCGGGCATAGCGAGGATCTTGGGCGCGAAGGGCGCGGTCCATGTAGCTCAGAGATTTCATGACGGCCTCCTATGAGGGGACCGGCCGCGAGAGATCGCGACCGGCCGTGATGTTCAGGCTACCGATTAGGGGGTGACGGGAGCCGTGCCCCAGGTCGCGCCGGTCAGGATCGCGACGGCGGACGGACGGCGGCGAGCCCAGTTGATGAACCGCTCGACGCGGAACGCGACCGAGTTCGTCTGGAACATCGACACCAGCGAAGTCGCGCCGGTCGGGGTGGTCGAGTCGTGCGCCGGATTGTCGGCCATCTCGAGCGAAGCCTCGCGGGACATATCGACCTGAATACCGCCTTCATCGGCCAGGTAGATGTCGCTGGCGTTCGCCAGGACGACGGTGCCGGCCGGGATGTAGTCCGACACGATCACCGGCATGCCGTTGAAGGTGCCGCCCGTCATCGAAATGCCAGCAAATTCCGGCTGGCCAAGCGGGTTGACCATCATCGACAGCGCAAGCGCCGTCGTGGAGCCCATGATCCACACGCCCGTCGTCGGGGCGTTCTGGGCTGCAATGAAGGTCGCCATCAGGGCGCGGATGTCGGCGCGGATCGCGTCAGCATCACCGCCCGAAGAGGCGACCGGGGTCAGGCCGTTGGTGATCGAAGCAGGCGAGATGCCGCCAACGGCCGCCTTGGCGGGGTTGATGAAGTCGATGTCCAGACGGGCAGCAATGGCCGCGGCGAGGTTGTCGCGGAGCAGGGCTTCAGCGGCGGGGTTCGACCGGCGCAGGAGCTCTTCCGTCACAACGGCGATGTTCGCCACCTTGAAGATATCAAGGATGTTGCGCTCATAGGCGAAGCGGGTCAGCGGCTTTGCATCGCCTTCACCCACCCAGTAGCCCTGTCCGCCTTCGGTCTGTCCGACCAGCGGGACGTTGAAGGGCACATTCCGCAGACCCGGAACGCCGTTCTGACCGAAGCGGCCGAGGATCGTGCGCGGGCGCAGGAACTCAACGAAGTCAGCGATCACATCGGTGCCGTCACCGACGAGATTGGCCGCCCAGTTGCCAGTCTGTGTCGAGCCAGCCGGGACAGCAGCCTTGGAGAAAAGACCGTAGACGGCCGAGTTCTCGCCATAGAGCTCCTTCGCCACGGTGCGGACGCTCTCGCCATCGAGCTTCGCGATCGCCTTGACCTTGGCCAGGCGAGCGAAGCCGATGCCCTTGTCGAGCTTCTCGACGCTCTTCACCTGGATCGTGGTGCGGGAGGCAGTGCCGTCGTCCGACTTCTGGCCGGAAACCGGCTTGGCGGACTGGGCTTGGGCCTTCTCAAGAGCGCGGAGGCGCTTGAGATCGCCGTCGATGGCGCCGACCTCGCCCTCGAGCGTGTCGAACTCTTCTTGTTCGCCAGCATCGGTGGAGCGGCCTTCATCGATCGACTTCTGCATGACTTCAGCCATGCGGGCGGACTTGGCTTGGCGCGAGGCCTCAAGTGCCGCAATCTGTTCTGCGATAGTCTTCATGTTCGTGCCCTCCTTCGGGCGCAAGTTGACGGATTTGACGGTTTTTCCGGAAGCGCCCGGGCGGACAGGCCGATCGGTTGCCTTGGGCTCTTTGCCGGTCGCGGCGAGCAGAGGGGCGTCGATCGACTTGATGGTGGAGATCACCGCATCGGCATTCGCCGGAACGGAGACGAGAGAGAGCTCGAGAACCTCGCTCTTGTTGAAGCGGATGCCGCCTTCATCGAGGAACGAGTATTCCAGGGCGCGGAAGCCGATGGAGACGCCGCGAACGAGGCCAGACTTGACCTCGCCCCAGGCGGTCTCGACACGATCACGCAGCGGGCCTGCCTGCTCGATGATGGGCAGGCGGGCTTCGAAGGTGATGCCGTCCTTCGTGGGACGGTCGAAGGTAACGGTGCCGACCGGCTTGTCGTGGTCGTGTTGATAGAGCAACGGCATCGGGTTCTTGAACTGAACGCCGAGAGGCTCAACGATGTCTCCCACCCGATCAGGGTTAGGGGTCGTGGCCACGCCGCGGATAATACGCTGGTCTTCCTCGACCGCCTTCACGGTCAGGACCGAATACATCCTGTTCATTGCAGGGATCCTCGTCAGCCCAGAATGAGCATCTGGTATTCGCGCTTTCGCGCTGGTTCAGGGTTGCGGCTCATCAGAACCACCGCGTTGAAGGCAGCGACCAGAGGGTCAATTTTGGCCTTGCCGGCCGTCTGCTTCGTGATCAGCACGGCATTACCGCGCTGCTCGGCCTTTGCATTGCCCACGCACCAGGCCATCATGTCCTGCCCTGCATGCCAGAGAGTGCCGTCCTTCAGCTTCCGCTCCATGCCCCAGACTGCCGAGGAGAGCCGGAAGCCCTGAGGGACGCCGGTCATCTGCTCGTCATCAATACCGCGGGCCGCGAGCTCGTCGACCATGGCGGCAACGCCCTGCGGGTCGAAGCCGATGCCATGCTTTTCGGGCAGGAGGCCGGCATCCTTGATCCGCTCCACGATATCCGCGACATCGGTCACATCCTGCGTCGGCGTCTCGCATCTGGTCAGCGCCTTGGCCTCAATGAAGTCATTCAGGCGCGGCACGATTTCCTTGCGCTGCTCGAAAACGTCGTCATGAGCCCAGGCGTGGTTCCAGAGAAGCCAGTCCCGAGTCTTCTTGCACCGCCCGATGACCGCAAGACCGAGAAGGTCGTCCAGCCCGCCGCCGTCGATCCCGACCACGACTACCTCAGAGCGCTCCAAAAGCGCGTCGAGATCCCGTAGGCTCTCGTCAGCAGCCCCGAGCCAGTATCGGGTGCCAGCCCAAGCATCATTGCCGAGGGAAAGGCCAATCTCAATGTTCAGGTGCTTGGCGTAAAACGTCCACTTCGCAGCATCATCGCCCGCTTGGACCTTCTGAAGTTCATCCACCAACCATTCTTGGCTAACAGACCGCCCGAGGTTCGGGTTGGTGATATAGAGGTTCTCCGCCTTGAAGCAGCTTCTGTCCTCAACCATTGCGGGGGGGAACTCATAAAGCACCCCAAGGCTCTTCGGGTCTTTAATCACCCCATCCCGCACATTGCGGAAATACTGTAACTTCGCCTTGAAGACCCCTGCCGGTGGGGCATCGCTCTGCGTCGTGATCGAAATCACGAACCCTTCCGGGCGCGAGACAAGGCCGCCGGTGGCCTCACGCAGCATTGCGTCAGCACGAGGCTTAGAACCGAACTCCCATAGCTCATCGATCAGAACGAATGATGCCTTCTTGCCGACGACTGTTGCACTGTCGGCCGCCAGGACCTTGAGCGTTGCCCGATTGGTTTTGTGCGTGATCTGCCGCAGGTGGTCCTGAACATGAAGCAGGTCGTCAAGATCCTCATCCGCCCGCACCATGTCAGCAGCAGGCTTGAAGCTATTCTGCGCGGCCTCGATTGTCGGTGCCAGGATGAGCAGCTCCGCAGAATGCCGCCAGTTCCGGATCAGCGCAGTGAGCATGATGCCCGCTGCAAGAGTGCTCTTGCCGTTCTTCTTGCTGATCAGCAGGAAGAACTCTCGGATCAGCCGCTTGCCCGTCTCCGCATCGTAGGCCCCGAAAATCGCCCGGACGAAATCGAAGGCCCACTCATCGCAGGCCTCGCCAAACGTCGGCTGGCCTGCCACGTCCACCATCCGGAGAGACTTGAACACGGCAAGAGCCGCCTCGGCCTCATCAGGAAAGAGCGGCGGGGTTGCGACAAGGGATTGCCCGGCTACAATCCGCTCCTGCCAGTCTACGCAGGAGGTACCCCACTCCATCATGACTTGTTGTTGACCACCAGCTTAGGCCCGCTCGGCGGGGCGAACCTGCTGCCCCCTGATGCAACGCCCTCTGCCGCAGCCTGCCGTTGGGCCCTCTTGCCCTCGGGCTTGTCGCTAGGCTTGGCATGGACGAACGGGGCGGCGGCAACAGCCATGCGGTCTCGGCGGCTGTCGTCAGCGTCGTCATCATTCATCACGGCCAGCATATACTCTAGCGGGCTCATTTGAGCCTTGCGGGCGGCCTTCCTGATATCAGGAGCAACTTTGGCAGTTTCTTTGGCCCGGTTCTTGACGCCCTTAGGGCGACCAGCGCCGGGGCGGTATCCACCTTTTGCCATTTGACCTATCCAAACAATCGGAGCTGCCCACCTCCCCTATCCCCTTTGCGGGAGTTGCAGAGCCAGTGGGAGCACTGGGCATTCGAGCGCTCGTGATGACCGCCCTTGGCCAGAGGAATGATATGATCGAGGCTCGCGCGCATCGGGTCAGGGGAGCGCAAGCGTTTATCGACCTTCTGATGGCAGATGCCGCACATCCAGCCGTCGCGCTGGAAGATCTCGACATCCCTGAACTCTTCAACGCGGGCCGCACGGAACCGGGCTCTGCGCCGATGTCCCTTTGCCCGTTCCTTCTCATCATGGCCCTCGTAGAGCCTTGTTGAAGCACGGTGGCAGGGGATCGAGCAGAAGCGTTGGGCCCCACGCTCTTCAATCTCACCCTTGCTTTGGTGCCGAGGGCTGAATTCGACGCCGCATGCCAAACAATTCAACACCCTCAGCGCTCGTTGGCCTCGGATCTTCTTGCAGTCTTCCGAGCAGAACCGGCGGAGCCGCCCTGAACCTTGCTTCTGGTACTGAAATTCTGTCTCACAGACGATGCAGGAAGCGATTATCAAGAGCAGCGTATCCGGTGGCCTTGCTTTGATTTTAGCGCAATCCGCACTGATAAAAATATCAAAACCCCAAAACTAATCTCTCGATGAGGGGGGCGCGGGTGCAGCGGTAAGCAGCGATCCTGAACTTTTGACCACCCCCCACCCCTAGTCGGCCTTAAGGCTCAAGGTCGGCCGGCCTGAGGAGACGTTTCGGATGATCTCGTACGCCTCATGAAAGATAGGGTGCCAGTGGGCGTCCAGCTGGGTGTCCAATGGGTGCCAGAAGAACTCGAAGACATGCCCGTGGTCGTCCGCCGTGTGATGGCTCCAACGATCAGGAAGTCCTTTTGCTTCAGCGTAGAAGAAGTGCCAGAGGTTGCGCTCCGGGCCGATTTGACACTGGCCCACGGATACCATGGGCGTCGGCAGCAAGAGCCCACTCTCTTCCTTTAGCTCGCGGACTGCCGCCTCCGCAGGGCTTTCCTGAGACTCGATCGTACCCTTAACAAACTGCCGTCCCGCACTGGGGTGCTGAAAGGCTAAGACCTCGCGGCGACCTTTGACGACCCTGAAGACGATTGGGCAGGCTTTCTGTTGTGCGTCCATGGGGACTAGGATGCCCATCTACTGGCAGAAGGCAATGTGCGCTGTGGGTGCGACCTCTCAGGTCTGCCCTCTTGCCCTTCGTGCTCGGGCTAGTGCCGTCTTCTTCTGGTGATGAGCATGGCACAGAAGCTCAATATTATTCGGATCCAGATCAGAGCCACCGTCCTTACGCTCTACGATGTGATCAGCAATGATGCGGTCCGTGGATCCGCAGCGTGCACAGTATGCGCCTCTCTGTCTCTTGATCCTGGCTACCAGGGAGCGCCACTCGGGCGACGAGTAGAACTGCTCTACGATCTTGGGAGGAGACTTCAGCCTCGGAGGAGCAGAGGATAGCCGAGGCTTGATGTTGGTCAGCTTACCCATGGTCCCTTCGCCGTCTCTAGGAGTTCGGGCATTCTGCGCGCGTCACTCTGGCAAGACCAAACTATCCTTAAGCAATTGGGAATAAAGCTATATGCAGCCAGGAGAGCACGATGTATTCAGGATATCACTTAGATGAAGCCGTTAACCTTCTTTCTCGCAAGACGGCCACTAACAATGCCAATGTAGACACCCTCGTTCCGGCTGCCAGTATGTCGCTTCAAGAGGCCGCACGGGTTGTCGTAGAGGACTGGGGTAAGGACAGAGCCCGACAGCTTAGCGCTGTAATTCTGAGAGATTCCGGGCAAGCGATCCAAAGGCTGGATGAGATCCGAGCAATATATGCTCTGACCCATAGGTCGCCCACGGGATAGTGCCCCGGTTCTCTGCCTTGCTCTGTGATTTAGGGGCCTTGGCAATTAGCGCTTAGTGGACGGGGTGGCTGCTTCTCACCAGGAGGCGAAGGCCTCTGGCCGTGACCATACCCGACCAAGACGCTGCCTACGAGGACGAGCACTAGGAAACAGACCAAGAGGATGTCCATGCTCGGCATCCTAAGCCAGGTGGATGTCTCGGGCTACCATGAGCATCTGCCGCTTCAGCATCTCGGAGCGATATAGCTCGTCCATGTTCTCTCTCAGCGTCTGGGTGAGGAAGCGGCGAAGGATGTCCATGGGTCGAACCCCTCGCCTGGCGTCGTGTTCTCTTTGCCTTGCTTTGTGGTGTAGGGGATTGGGCATGCAGATATCGCAACCTTGGCTTTAAGACGATAGTCCTAATAAGATTAGGCTCTGCCCTCTAAAGATGCTAATGTTCCCAACTTAGAGATTGGGTGAAGCATGAACTCACGTCGAGACGACTTATGGGACTTCGGTATTGACTCTCTTGTGGTCACAGTGGTCGTGCTCTCGCTTGCAGCAATATTCTGGAGTGTGATGCAGTTAACTTGAGGAGGGCTGTATGTCACGGGCTGACTACTTCATCTCGCAAGACGGACCTCGTTGGAAGGTCAGTCTCTACGGAGATGATTGCACCTTCCAAACGCAATCAGATGCTATACGGACAGCTGTTGATGCTGCTGACGCAGCCGGCCGCGCCGGCTTAGATGCGCAAGTGCTTGTTCAAGGCCACTCCGGCCGTTGGCGAGCCGAATGGATCTATGGACACGATCTCAACCTATAAAGAGGCTAGAATTCCAGACTAGCCTCTCGGCCTCTGGCATTTGAATGAAGGGCCTTGCATTCAGGCTGCCGCTTGTAGCTCTTCCAGCAGCTTCTTCATATAGGCAGCGCCGTTCTCGCCATAGGACGGCTCCTTGCCCTCGTTCTCATCCTTCAGGAACTGGCCGACCGTTTCAAACTCAGCATCGAACGCGTTGGGATCATCGATGTACCGGCGCATCCATTCGTTGAGGGCTTTAGCGATTTGCTCGGGTGTCATAGTCGGTTCCCCTGTGGGGTAAGTCAGGCCAGGTTGAGATCCCGGCGTATGGGCTTCAGGTCATCGTACTGAAGCATGTACTGCTGGTTACGCCGCATCTCGGACAGTTGAAGTTCCGTCTGGTTTTCCCCTGAGTGTCAGGGTCAGGAAGCGGCGAAGGATGTCCATGGGCTTTGCCCTATGTTACCTAGCGGACATTAAGAACACTCAATCAAAGCCTGCGAGATACGTATCAGGAATTCCAGTGGAGGCATCATGTTCGGAGATTTGCCAAAAGGACGACCCAAAACATGGCTAGCCTTCATAGGCATCGCTGCCCTTGGCGTCATCGGCCTATCGGCAATAGCTCTTCTTATCTCCTGAGCAGCCGCAACCTCGACCAATTGCTCCTCAAGGTGCTGGCCGGGAGCGGTTAGCAGCCGATACAGATGCTTCCCGGCGTATCAGCCCCAGCTTCTCAGCGATGCTCTCTTCAACGTACTCGTGAAATCATTTTGTGAAGAATTTGAATAAAGCTGAGTTTTTTGAAATACAGCCAACCGGCTCATTGTTAACTATGCTGATCGGGTCTAGAGGACAGGCCATGTCACCGCGGCGAGAACGTCTCTGGGATCAGATAATCAATACAACCCTGATCGGTATCGCCGTTGTATGCATGACTTGGGTTGTCGTGGTCCTGCGAGAACTCCCCTGACTCTGAGAATTCATAACGCATTCCCCTGAACCTCTATAGGATACTTGCTGGAAACGCGCCTTCATGTCCCCTCGCGTAAAACAAAACTGGTCTGTGACCAACTAATTATAGGGCCGAGGATTACATGAAGATGCCGTCTAAGAGGCTCAGTGAGCTTCTTTTTTTATTGGTTCTGGCGAGCAGCGGCATCTTGGCGATTGTGCTGATCATTCTGAGCATTACTCAATTAGGTGACCTTGATCCGACACGCTAGAGCACGGTCCCTGCCAGTCGGTCTGTCCCTCGTGTATGCATATCAGCTCCTATCTCCACCATGAGGGCGCCACCGTCTCGGCGGTGCGCCTTGCGGGATTTGGGCATGAAAACCAAGAAAAACCCGCCTCGGATAGACCGGGCGGGGTGGAGGTGCTGCTCACATGGGAGTGACCTGTAACCAAGTGCCGACCGTGCAGCAGCCGACGAAGCAGTGTTGGGAGACTAGCATAGGTTAATTTTCATGCAACTAGGCCACTTATCAAAGTGACGGCGACTCGTTGGGACTGACGCAGGCTTCGCACTTGAGAGGACAGCGGCCGTAGCTCCATCCTCCGAAGCGGTCGTAGCTCAAAGCCTTTTCGGGCGAGCACACTGCACCACACGTCTTGAATGGTATAACTACCGTTAAGCCGCCTTGGTTGCAAGAGTCTCTGAGACATTTGTCAACAAGAGACGTTCGCCCTCGACAATTCCCGCATGAATAGCCGGGAAGTGTCCGAGTACTTCGCCCTTATACCAAAGAGCAGCCACAAGCTGAGGTCGGATCCTGTGTGCAAATCGCGTGAGCTGCTTCGTGCCGAACGGCCCCATGACACGGAAGAATGGCCGATCATGAACCACGGCGGCGCCATACACTACACGGTCATGATAAGCCCAAAGCTCTCGCTGCCCGCAGACAGCAGGATCGACGCCTACGAAAAGGTAGCCCGCAGCCGGCCGCTTGCCGACCTCGTACACCCTACCCCGGCGCCGAACCATATCAGGCTCGACAGGCCGGTAGGTTGCGAACCCGGCTTCCTCTAGGCCCTTCTGGACTTTGGCTTCGGTCTTGGCGTTCACTCGGACCACATACCATCTCCGGCTCTCGTCAATCTTCACCGGGAGCCGCTCAAGGCGGATAAAGTGAGCAGACGTGGGCTTTGCAGTCTCAAAGCCTTGGCGATGCTTCTTGCGACGGTTCTTCTTAGCCATGTGCGGGGGTCTCACTGGTTAAGTGTTAGCGGGGAGCGGCAGACAGGGCGAAGCGGGGGAGGTTCGTCATGCTGCTGCCTTCCATTCCATGCGGGCGGGATGAGCGGGGAGTTCTGAAGGTCCGACGCCATACGTGCGCTTGCAGATGCGGTAGACCTGAGCGCGGGAGATGCCGAGGCGCTCGCTGATGATGGTTTGCGAGAGGCCCTGCTCGAGCAGCTTCAATACCTTGTTGTGGTCGTATTGAGCCTCCCGGCCGGCCTTCGCCCTGACAGTGACGCCCCTCGTGTAGCGGACGGCAGTGCGCCGGCTGATATCGAACTCAGCCTCAAGGTCGGTCAGGGATTTTCCTGCCCATTTGGCCGCCCTGATTTCGGCAGCGATTTCATGGGGAGCACGGTACTTCATCCAGCCCCGCCCTTGTTCGTGTTCCGCAAGGTCGCCTTGATGGCATCACTGGCCGCCAGATCGCCCCAGCCCTCGGACTTAAGGCGCGCAAGAGCCTCGAAAGGATCTTCCTTCGGCTTGGCTTGCTCCTTCGTAGCCATCTGTGGGCGGATCTTCTGCTCCCAGTAGCGCACCGCACGGGCGCGCTGCTCCACCGTCGCTTCCGTCTCATTCGACTGCGGCATGGTTCGCCTCCGTCATCTCACGTAGACCGGCCAGAATACCCTTCCCGGGGTTGGTTAAGATTTGCTCTTTGCGCGCCTGCTCTTCGGGAGTTTCTGGCCGACGCTTCAGCGAGCCAGGGCCGCGATCTTCAGGGCTGACGCTGGTAGCGATGCCTTCGATGACCTGCTCCAGCTGACGCCGACGCGCATGCATCTCGGCCTCAGACGGTGGCTGATAGCTCACCGCGTCGAGAACCATTTGCAGGCCGATCCTCTGGCCCATGGCTGCCATCACCAGGTTCTTGGCGCAGTCGTGCAGAACGCGCTCAGGCGGCGGGAAGGATGCGTCGTACTCACGACCGATCTCGCCCTTCAGCCACCGGGCATAGGCTTCGCGAACGGCCCGTGCCGGGAAGTCTCGCAGCACGATCCTATAGCCCTCTGACCGGGCGCGGATCATGTCGTCATCCTGGCGCGCCGTGGCGTAGCGAATGATGATCGCGCCGATCGTGGCGTCGATCTCCTTCGCGGGCCCCGGCTGGGCCATCAGGTCGAGCTCTGCGACCCTACGCTCGATAAACGCCCGCTGTGTCTGGCTCGGCATCGAGGAAACGGGAAGGGTTACGACCTTCCGACCATGTGGGCCGATCCGATACGCGTCGTTCTTCCGAAGATCCATGCAGGTCTGGTTCAGGCTCGTAGCCCATGATGGCAGCGACTCTAGCCGCGGTGCCCGAAGATCGATCGGCGGAATGGGTTCGACCGTTGCGATTGCCTTGCTGGTCATTCTGGGCTCCTCGGGAGTTGAGCATCACGCTCCGGGCATAGCTGAAGGGGTCGCGGGTTCCGGCGAGCAGGGCGGCGTCGATGCCCTGCTTCACGACATCGGGCGGATGGTCTTTCAGCGCCTTGCCGATCCACTTGCCGACAGCGGGTTCCGATTTGCCCGACAGGTCAGCCAGGGCAGCTTTCGAATTCCAGATTTGGTCGTTGATCGAAACTTCAGCCGGGTCGCTGACGCCAGGCAGCGCCGATGCGTCAGCATCGGAACTGGGGGAGGTAGGAGGGGGGTTAGAGTTATTATCATTGGGGGGAACCTGGGAGGGGATGTCGTTGCGACTGTCGCCACCATGTCGCGCGACTGTCGCGCGACTGTCGCTTCCCTCTTCATCCCTCTTCGCCCGCTCTTTTGCCTTCTGAGCGGCACGCTTCGCACGGCGCTCAGCATCCTTCTTCTGCTCGGCCTCGATAGCCTCGACAGCAAGCTCAATAGCCTCCGGAGGTGCGCCGAGTTCGCGCATGCGACGCATCAGTTCAACGATGCTCATGCTGCACCTTGCTTGTTCAGAGCGGCGATGGCCTTGGCTTCGATCTCGTCGAGCCACGTTCGGACCCGAGCACTTCCGAACGCCTCTTCAGCCGTGGCAAGCTTCTTGACGCTCTCGGAGGCCGCTAGGCGGGCTTCCACATAGTCAGGGTACTTGCTGGCCTTCTCCTCGCGAACACTGGCGAAGTAGAAATAGCCCTCAAGAGCATGCTCTTTGCAGATTTTGAGGGCGTCGGCTTGGCGGCGGAACTTGATCATTCGGCAGCCTCCAAAACAGAGGTCGTGCCGAAGATCCGTCGCTCAGCAATGGCAGCATATTCCGGGTTCAGTTCGATGAGGATGCAGTCGAGCCCGAGCTCCTGAGCAACGAGACCAACTGTGCCGGCGCCGCCGAACGGGTCTAGGACTCTCCCAGGCGTCCGCCCGAAGACAGAGCAGAGACCGCCGCAATCCTCGATCGAGCCGCAGGCTGCGCAGGTCGTCTGGGGGACTCCAGCCTTGATGCACCGTTCAGCCAGCGCCGGCGGGAATGTAGCGAAGTGCGCCTCTCGGAATCCCCTGGGGGCGATCGACCAGACGTTCCTTGCGTTCCGGGTCTCGACCAGATCACCCGTCGATGCATGGAAGGACTCTTTCGCCTTCACAAAGCGATTGCTGTCCGCCGCCGACTTCGGCGTGACGGCTGGCTTCCTCGATCGAGGAACGCGATCAACGTTCTGGCGGCTGTTGGGCCCTGGCTTACGGGCATGGGCGCCGCCTGTTACCGGCTCGCGGATGGCCTCATGGTTGTAGTAATACTCCTCGCCCTTCGTGAGCAGCCAGATCTTCTCGTGGGCATTGGTCGGCCGGTCGTAGACGGACTCGGGCATCGGGTTCGGCTTATGCCAAATGATCTCCGAGCGGACATACCAGCGGTCCTCCTGCAGGGCGATTGCGAGCCGGTTCGGGATCATGCAGAGGTCCTTCGGCTTCAGCACGCCGCCCCTACGGTCGTGATGCTGCCCTTCGCCCCCATTGTTCCGGTACTGGATTGGTCCGACCGTAGAAAATGGCTTGTCGCGAAAGGTCCTGTTGTCGCCCACGACGTCCGCCGCGGCGCGACCGTTCGGGCTCGTCGCGAAGCAATCGCCGTAGTTGAGCCACAGAGTTCCGTGAGGCTTCAGGACACGCCAGACCTCCCGGAAGACATCGACCATGACGGCTAGGTGCTCGCCGAGAGTCGGTTCCAACCCGATTTGTCCTTCAACACCATAGTCGCGAAGACCCCAATACGGCGGGCTCGTCACAACACAATCGAAGTGGGCGTCTGGTAAGGTGCGGAGTTGATCGCGCACGTCCCCGATGAGGATCTGCACAGCCATCACCGAACCTCACTGAACTTGATGCGGAGGCAGCCCCAGTCATTCAGGACGACAACAGCGTCCTTGAAAGTGTCGACGACGGCGTGGGGGATGCCATGGGAGCGGCACCAGGCGGCAAACTCGTCTTGGTTGTCGTTCAGATCCTCCCCTGCCCGCTTCAGTTCCAGCGCGTGAAACAAGCCCTGCGGAGAGACGATCTGGAAATCAGGCCAGCCGGCTTTGAGGCCCATCCGCTTGAGCTTGGCGCCGGTCTTATCATCCCTGAGCTCGCCAGCCGGAAAGTGCGTGTAGCGCCAGTCCGCGTGGCAGTAGTCCTTGAGGAACTTCGCGACAGAAAACTGCAGCTTGAGTTCCTTCGGGCTCGGCAGGCGCTCACGGCTGATGACCTCGCCGGTCCACAGCGGCAGCTTGGGATTTCTCTTATGCGTACGCGTGCACGCACGAGGGGCTGTCATCAGACCACCCCCAGCGCGGTCATATACATCTCTAGGATTGCGTCTTCTTCCTGCCGCTCTGCGTAGTCCTTACGGCGCAGGGCGACGACCTTGCGCAGGACCTTCACATCGAAGCCATTCATCTTGGCTTCCTTGTAAATGTCGGACTTGTCGCCGTTCAGGCCTTTGATTTCCTCCTCGATGCGCTCAATGCGCTCGACAAAGGAACGGAGTTGATCGGCAGCGACGGACTCGGTGTTGAAGGCTTGATCATCCATTACGCAGCACTCCCACGAATAGGAGTGACCGTGGCGGGTTTCAGATCGTTGCGAAGCTCGGCAAGCTCCTTCTCCTCCTCAGCGGCAGCAGCATCGATGGCTTGCTTCTCGCGAGGATCAATCCGACCGTCTGCCAGTGCGTCCGCAATTGCGGTCGAGAGCTTCGCCTGTGCTCTGGTCGTATCCGCAAGGTGACGGATCAGGTCATCGCCTTCAGCTTCGGCGCTCTCACGAGGCACAAGCTTGAACCCGGCGAGATCCGCCAGAGCTTGGAGCGTCTCAGGAGTGCCGCCACGGCGAACGATCTCCATCGTGATGTCCAAGAGCACATCGGCCGGCACATGCGTGGTGATGTTCTGGTCCGAGATGGACGAGTAGCGGGAGATGAGCGCCTGCCCTACCCGGCTCCTACTGGCTGCGACAACGACACCACCGAGACGGTCAACATCAGCGTCAAAGGCGGCTTTGATGGAGGTATACGGGTTCCGGGTGTTCATGGAACGTTTGCCTATTGATTTGAGATGATGTTCCCGCCCAGGCGGGGCATAACCAGAGCCGTGGAAGCGGGGGCTGAAACGAAAGCGCGGGCGGCCAAGGGACTGGCGGTTGAGCCGCCCGCGCTCTTCTCATCGGCGGCAGACACCAGGGAGGCCCCGATGGAAGGAGATTGCAGCGACGGCATCAGCGAGCCCTCATCAGGAGGACGTAGCCGTCATGGGTGAGAGCCCAGAGATGGCCCTGCGCGCAGAGCCGGTATCGGGCCCGGCGCATCAGGCAGCCTCGCCGGTCTGAACCAAGACTTCGTCCATGAAATCGCGAGGGCGAACCTTGCCGCCCGTCGCCTTCTCAATCTGAAGTAGCTTGGCAAGGTGCGGCTTGCGCTTGCCGCTCGCGTACCGGGAGACAGCGGCTTGGGTGGCGCCGATCCTTCGCGCGAACTGCGCGTGAGTCAGGCCAGCTTGGGAAAGGTATTGAGAGAGCTTCATGCAGATCTATATACCAAATTGGCATAACGACGGCAAGCCCAAAAATACCATTTTGGTTTTAGACGGATACGGCCCGTTAAGTTACCAAAATGGTATGACGTGGCTCAGATCCCTCAGAACGAAGAACAATCTCTCGCAGGCGCAGCTTGCTGAGATGGCTGGGACATCTCAGCCGCAGATCAAGCGACTTGAGGACGGCGAGCGAAAGCTCACCAAGGAGTGGGCTGAGCGCCTTGCACCCCATCTGAATGTGACTGCTGAGGAACTTCTTTTCCCGCGCCGCACAGTCCCGCTCGTCGGGTACGTAGGCGCCGGCTCGCTGGCCCATTACTTCGGTGAAGGCGACGGAAACCTCGGGGAGGTCGAAGCCCCAGATAATGCGACCGAGAAGACTGTAGGGGTGGAGATCCGTGGCGAGTCGCTAGGGGTCATGCTCGACGGTTGGGTCGCCTACTACGACGAAGTTCGAGAGGCCCCGACCCCTGACATGATAGGGAAGCTCTGCGTCGTGGGTCTCTATGACGGCCGGGTATTGATCAAGAAGCTCGAGAAGGGCCAGCTTCCCAAGCACTACAACCTGCTGTCCCAAGACCCGCCGATTTATGACGCAGAGGTGGTGTGGGCAGCCGTCGTCAAAGCGATGATGCCCAGGAACTAGCCTCACGTGCGTGCAGGGTGGCAGCGATACTAGAAGCTTAGCCAACACAATCAGACAGCCTTTGGGAGAACCAGGTGAAAATTGAAGCTCCTCCTAGAGAGGTACTCGAACGCTGGGCCGAGAAAGGCGATGGCAAAATAGAATTGAACCTCAGCCGAGATGACTGGGATAATTTTCTTATGGCCCTACTTCGGCAGCAAGGTATTAACATCCAAATTGCTACGTTATTGGCGAAAATAGCTCGTCATTTGGGCGAACCAGAATTGAGATCTGAGATCCTAGAGATGGGGGAAGAAGCCAAGGAGTCCGCCGACCGGATCAGTCAGTTCATCAATGCGGTGATGTCAAAGGCCGAGGCCGCGAACCATGAGTGAAACTGCGCCAACCAATATCAGCGACTATCATCGTGCCTTTCAGCGTCTGAAGGAACAAGAGCGGCACCAGGACTTGTCTACCGGGGGCGGAAGCGGCACATATGATGGCATGGACCGTGTATGGGCAAAGCTGGAAGAGCACGATCGTCGGTTCGGGCAGATCGAGGGCAAGCTTGATCGTGTTGAAACTGATGTTTCGCAGCTGAAATTCTGGGTTGTTGGCACAGCGGCGGCCTCGTTCCTTGGCATGGCCGCACTCGTTTATTCGGTTGGATCGTTCATGGGCGGCACCATGAGCACAGCGCTCTCGGCGATCCAGACTGTTCTGGCTGCTAGGCCAGCCGAACCTCCTGCGACGCCGCAGCAGCCAAGCATTATCGTAGTGCCGTTCCCGGGTGCCACGGCACCGCCGCCGATCCAGTCGCCTGCGCCTACCAACCCGCCCCGGCCATAAGCCGGGGTTTTTGTTTGGCCAAGCTGAAACCACAAAAGGGGAGAGGAATTGAGTCCACCGGAAGCCAGTTGTCCTCGCGTGGCTTCTAGGACCGGGGGGCCTCCTCATCTACCTTGGCAACGGCGGGTGAGGAGGCCTTTCTCGGACCATTGGCCAAGGCGGAGCAGGGCTGGATGCCTCGCTACTTCTTCCATATACATGACGGCGAAGAGAGCATGGACGAGGACGGCACCGCCCTCTCCGATGATGATGCAGCCCGTTCCCACGCCATCGTGATGGCCGGCCAAATGCTTCGGGACGCCGGCCTGAAGTTCTGGGACGGTAACGAATGGCGGCTCTGGGTGACGGACGAGAGTGGCGACGTGGTGTGTAGCCTCAAATTCACGGCGGAGTGCCGCTAAGCGTCGGCCGGTTCGATCACAATAGCAGCCAGCTCTCCATGGGTGACCCACTTGGGCCGCCAGCCTTCCAGCTCTAGGGCCCGCATAGCTATGTCTTCTGGCGTCCGCTTTCCCTCACGAACCGCATCCCTGATACGCAGGGCGTAGATGGCATCCTCAAGGAAGGTCAGCTTTTTACCAGCGTCACGAAAAGCTCCGTTGATCCAGAACATCGCGATCTGCTCGGGCTGAAGTTTGATTTCGGTCACTGCGTACGGGTGTGCGCTCTCATCCATGGCCTATCCCTCTCCTATTCAACGACACTCGGCACCTGGCCGAACTTGGCTAGTATCTTCGCGTCCTCGTACTCCCCCAGATCCGGGTTGCCCGACCTCGAAAAGACGATCACTCCCGCCTTCATCTCTGCGAGCCTCTTGCCCATACGGACGGCTTCCGCCTTTCCACGAGCCTCGATTGCCTCTTCAGCAAGCAGCCCGCGGGGCGCCTCCACAAAGGGCAGAACGACGTAGTAGGTCAGACGCAAGATCAATCACCTCCCTGACTGATTACCTCTTTATGAGAACAAATGCGGAACATATGAGTCAATCCGCCACGGCTAATCTGCGTCTGTGGATATCTAGGAAAACTCCCTTATCAGGAGGGGGGCTAAATTAATTCCATTTTGGTATTTACATGCGATACCGATTTGGTATGGTGAGATCATCCAACGCCAATCGGATGACCCTTCATGCCCCTCCTCAGATCCCTTCTCTCAGATGCGTTTGAGTTAGCCTGCCTCGGCGTGTTTGCTGTGGCTGTCGCCCTCTGGTCGATGATCGGAGGGACTTGAGATGGCAGACCAAGCCAATCAGCAGATAGGGCCGAGACCCTTGAAGCTCTCCTGTAAGGGCTGCCCTTCGCACGACACCGAATACTGGGAGGAGCCATCCGGCGATGGTGAAACCTACGACAACGGCACTCTAGCGACCTGCAAGTCGGCGAACGGGCGGGTAATCAGCACCTATAACGGCAGTCAGCCTTCAGTGCCTGATTGGTGTCCCGCTCTTGCGAAGACGGAGGCTGCGTGATGCGCCAGCGCTCCATCAACTTCTCCGCCGCCATGCGCGACATGCAGGCTTACCGCAGTCCTGAGCAAATGCTCATCCGCGAAATGCTGGATGTCCTGAAGACCGTCGAAAGCGACGTCCAGTGGCACGACGGCAGCCCGACGCTCCGCATGATCCGCAAAGTCATCGGCAAAGCAAAGAGGTACAGCCATGGGTGAGGTCGTCCGCTTCCCTACTCCCCGCCTCCGTGTCGTCTGCTCTGAGATGAGTCAAGCGCAGGCAGACGCAGCTCAGATCGTCCTCTTCAAGACCATGGGCGTGCAGTGTCTCGATTGCCGTGACACCGGCTTGAAGGTTCTTCCGAGGAACCTGCGTCTCTCCCACCTCGAGGATTTCGACATTCGGCCCTGCCCATGCGGTGCGGCTGAGGAAGATTTCGACTACGGAGGGGCTGCGTGATGGTCGCCATCAACTTCTCCTCTCGCTTTGCCCCTCTGGTTGAGGATGGCACGAAGCGGCAGACGATCCGGCGCACGGCACGCTGCAAGGTCGGTGACCGTTTGCAGATCTACACCGGCCAGCGCACCGCGGATTGCCGGAAGCTCATCAACGCGGACCCGGTCTGCACCTTCGTGGGCTACGTCCACTTGCGCCCGGACGGCATCACGGTCGGCAACGTCAACAGCCATCCTCGGGACATTGACGAGTTCGCCCGCGCCGATGGCTTCCGCGACTATGCCGACATGCATGCGTGGTTCGCTGAGACCTACGGCTCTCCGTTCTTCATCGGCTCTATGATCAAGTGGCACCGCGCGACGGAGGCCGCCTGATGTCCTTCAAGCATCCCAAGTGCCGCGCCTTCTGTGATGCCGCTCAGACTTGGTTCCTTCTCGCTCTGTGCTGCGGACTGGTCGGCTTCATCATCTTCTCAGTCTGTCAGGCGGTGAAGCTGTGAAGCGGGCGACCGTCACCTTGCGCGGCCGCGGTCCAATCACCCGGTACGCCGACCGTCTCAAGGCAAAGACCACTGCCAAACTCTCTCAGGAATGCGGATGGCAGAAGCCCCTCATCAAACTGCCCAAGGAAGGGAAGCAACAATGAACATCCCATTCTGCGTCTGCCCCGCCAACGCCAGTGTCATTGCTGAGAACTTCGTCGGGCAGGCCCGCGAAGCCGCCAATGCCATGAGCCGGCCTATTGCCCGCCTACACGTCGGACGGGGCCAATACCGTCTGGACGCGATGTCTCTTGAAGACCTGCGAAGCGTTCGGCGCCTACTTACCGAAATGGGAGGCGAGATCGACGGCATTCTCTCGGCCCAAGTCCCCGCCCCTATCCTCGTCGCTGCGGAGTGATCCGGTGAACGCCCAAGCCACATTCTCTCAAGAGATCGCCACCGCCGCCTTTGTCGTTCAGGCTCTGAAGGACGCCGGGATCACGCCAGATGACCCGGATTTTGAGCAGCTCGTAGAGTCCGAGTGCGATGCTCTGGAACGGCTTCGCCGGATGCTCCGCGCCGCACGCTGGGCCGAAGCTCAGTCCAAGTCCGTCAAGGAAATGGAAGCCGAAATGAAGGAGCGCCGCCAGCGCTTCGACAGCAAGGCGGAAACATTTCGCGCCATCGTCAAGCAGGCGATGCAGACGCTTGGTCTGGCGAAGATCGAGGCCCCGGATCTGACGGCTTCTCTCACCAACACCCGCCCCGGCGTGGTGATTGAAGATGAGGCGGCTATCCCCTCGCAGCTCTGCAAGGTCGTGCGCACCCCGGACAAGACCGCCATCAAAGCCGCCCTAGAGCAGGGTGAAGTTGTGCCAGGTGCGTCTCTTTCCGCCTCGTCTCAAACTCTGACCGTTCGGGTGCGCTGATGAACACGACAGATAAGAAAATCAGCGAGATCCTTGCCAAGTTCGGCGAGCCCATGGCCGGGAACGTGTGGCGGGTTCAGGGCACGGCGGTGATCTATCACAAGGCCCTCGAGCGGATAGCCACTTCCGCCAAGATCGCCTTCGATGAGCCGAAGATCATTCGTGCCGAGCGGGATGAGGCGGTGATCCGAGTGACGGGCCGCATGGGGGACCGTGTTGAGTGGTCGATCGGCGAGGCGCTTATCGGCACGAACTATCGAGTTAGCGGCAAGCAGGCTGCCTACGTTTATGCCATGGCCGAGAAGAGAGCCAAGGATCGCGTGATCCTGAAGCTGATCGAACTCTCCGGTGATGTGTATTCGGAAGAGGAAGCAGACGAGTTTAAGCAGGGGCGTCCCGCCGTAGGCCAGCCCGCCGCGAACGAAGACAAATACCCTGAAGAGGTCCGGGAGTACCTGGACAAGATCCGCGACGCAAAGACCATCAATGCGGTCACGGACCTGATGCTTCTCCCCGCTACGCAGCAAGACCTTGCCGACATGGCCGAGATGTTCCGTGAGGATATCCGGGCGTTTGCAAAGCAGCGCATGGTTGAACTCGGCTGGCTTCCGAAGAAGGCGCAGTGACATGATCCGTCCTGAAGCCATTGAGGCCATTGTCCTCGCAACCAGCACCAACGAAACCAAAGCCAAAGGTCGGGTTCGGAAGGTGACGTTCGAGATCCCGACAGAGGGACCCAACCCCTTTGAAGGGCTCGGCGGGGAACGCATCCATATCGTTGTTGTCCGTCTCAACAACGACGAGACGCCCAGTGAGGAACTGAAGAAAGAGCCCGTCGAAGGTCGCCGCTTCCACCAGATGCCCGCGGCCTCTCAGATTGCTATGGCCTGCCAGACGGGCACCTTCCGCGAATACATCCGGCTCATGCACTATGCCAACCTGGAGGACAGCGCAGAAGCCTGTGATCGTTGGATTAAGAGGCACCTAGGCATCGAGAGCAAAAGGGAAGTTACGGCCGGCTCTGAGACGTTCGCGGAATGGACCATGCTCTACGGCAACTATCTGACTTGGCTCAAGTACGAGAGGGCTGACTAATGGCCCGTCAGGAATTTACCAAGTCTGTGAAGAGCAAGGCTGCTGAGCGAGCCAAAGGTCATTGCGAACAGTGCAAGAAAAAGCTCCGGGTAGGCGAGTTCCATTACGATCACCGTGTCGCTGATGGGCTGGGCGGTACGCCAACGCTCGACAACTGCACGGTACTGTGCCTGCCTTGCCATAAGGATAAGACCCGCCTGCATGACAGTCCGATCATGCAGAAGGCCGACCGGCAACGCAAAGCCGTCGCGCAGGGCATTTGCACGGCGCGCAAGCCCATGCCGTTCGGACGGAATTCCAATCTCAAAGTGAAGATGGACGGAACGGTTATTGATCGCCGCACCGGAGCAATCGTCAGGAGCGGTCGATGAGTGAACCCATCTACATCCCGCCGTCTGTCCTCACTGGCAAGGATCTGTCCGACTGCATTGCCGAGCACAATGCCCGCGTGGCGCGCATCTGGCTCACTGTCGGATCTCGCTGCAAGCCCGCAAACGCAAAAAGGGTCGCCGGTAGAGCAGCGACCCTCTCTGAGTTCCAAAGGCCACGGGCAAGAGTTGGGGCCCCTCCAACGACCTTCGGTCCGTCTGTTCTAGGCGACCATGGTTAACAGACCCTTATGGAGGAGACGGACGCCATGATCAGGCAACAAAAAGGGCCGCTGTTAGGGACAGCAGCCCTGAGGTGGGAAGTCTCGACTTCCAGAGGGAACGACCCGAGGGGAGGAATCCTCGCGTCTTTCCTAAGATGGTGAAGGCATGCCACGCCCGTCACCTCTCCCAACGCCAAGCTGGCATGCATCAAGTGCAGCCGTCCGACCTTGAAACCACCATTCTCAACTCCACGCGGAAGGGAGCTTGCTGATGGCGGAGAGGATGCGGCAGCAAAGAAAAAGGCCACCCTTGCGAGCGGCCCGAAGTTTAGGGAGGAAACGCCCAAGAAGGGCGACCGCCGCAACGCGACGGGTGCGCGCCTTCTATCCCCGACTTTGGTCGAAGGCCAGTCCGCTAGGGTCACCGCCCCCATGCGCTCAGCGCATCGCACGGACATTCCGGCAAAAGCTGGATGCCGATGGAAGTAGGCAACCCTTTGAAGGTGAACGCCCAGAGCGCAGCAAAGGAACAGACCTGCGCTCTGGCTACAGTCACGGATGATTGAGGAAGTTGAGCAAGCTATGAGTCAGGAACTCACACTCGAGAGCGTCTCTCCGACTACCCCGCTCCGTCTCGAGACAGCGGCGCGCCTCGCCTTCCCGGATGGGTCCATGGGGGTCAGCGGCTTGCGCAAGGAAGCTGCTCGAGGAAATCTGATGATCGAACGCATTGCCGGGAAAGACTATACGACTCTGGCGGCTATTGAGAGCATGAGGGAATTATGCCGCAACACCACAAAGGTCCCCGTCTGTGGGCGCAGCCGGCCTTCAAAGGAACGGACGGGCGCAAGAGAGAGGGCGTCTGGGTCATCCGAGACGGAGCGGCTAAGCGAAGCACAGGCATCCGCGTTACGAACCGCCGAAAGGCTCCGCCAGAGGCAGAGCAAGCCCTCGCCGACTACATCGCAGAAAAGTACCGCCCCTCGCGAGAGCGCGGCCGTGGTGCCGCTGCGATCCCGGTAGCGGACGTCATCAATATCTATCTGACTGACAAAGCACCGACGCAGGCTCGTCCTGAGGAAGTCGCCCAGCGAGCCATTCCCCTCCTCAAATTCTGGACCGGCAAGACCCTGGCTGACGTGAACGGCCGGAACTGCCGCGCCTATGTCACCTGGCGGGCCAAGAAGGTCGCGAGGCGCGAGTTGGAGGATCTGCGGGCGGCGATCAAATATCACCGGGCCGAGGGGCTCTGTAACGAGATCGTTGAGGTTGTGCTGCCAGAGCGGTCCCCGCCCCGGGAGCGCTGGCTGACCCGCTCGGAAGCCGCACGCCTGATCTGGGCGGCCTGGCGCTATCGCGAGACGCAGAAGGGGCACATAACGGGACGCTACAGCCGGCGCCATGTGGCGCGGTTTGTCCTGGTCGCGCTCTACACCGGTTCTCGAGCGGGCGCGGTCTGCGGGGCCACCCTCATGCCGGGGACAGGATCTGGATGGATCGATCTTGAGCGGGGCGTCTTCTACCGGCGCGCCGCGGGCGAGGTTGAGACCAAGAAGCGCCGGCCACCGGTTAGACTGCCGGATCGGCTTCTTGCTCACCTGACGCGCTGGCGCAAGCAGGGCCAACTTTATGCGGTCGAATGGAATGGCAAGCCGATCGGGACCGGCCTCGAGAAGGCATTTCGCCGATCCTGTGAAGATGCAGGCCTTGAGGGGGTTACGCCGCACACTTTGAGACACACTGCCGCGACTTGGCTGATGCAGCGCGGAACGGATCTGTGGGAGGCGGCCGGCTTCTTGGGAATGACGGTTGAGACGCTCGAGAAGACCTACGGCCATCATCATGCCGACTTCCAGAAGCAAGCGGCTGATAACATTGTGAGAAAAGCCTGA